CCCTGAGAACGTGGGCAAGGTGTCCCGCTTCACGGCCGGTCGCCCGGCCAAGGTGCACACCAAGTACCTGCCCGATGACAGTTCCTCCGGCCCGGTTGCTGTTGAGCCCACGGGTGAGGAGTCGCGTCGCATCCGCGACGTCAAGGCGTCCGACGTCTACCACCGGAACGCCATCACTCCGCCCTACCCCGGCCCGAAGCACCCCTACCAAGGGGCTCAGGTCCGCACATGGGCTACGAGCACTTCGCTGTCTGCCAAATCTTGAATACGTGATAGAACTTGAATCCGTGAGGACGGGAACCATGCAAATCCGCCGTGCCCTTGGGGCTGTCGCCCTTGTCTCGCTCGCCCTTGTGAGCGGATGGGTGATGCGACCCAACCCCAACGCCCCTGCACAGCCCACGAGTCACACGGTGACCTGGAACGAGGGCTTCGCCGACTCGAAGCAGGACGACTGTGAACAGGGCTTCAAGCCCGCCTGTGACTGGCTCGCCAACAACCGCTGACAGGAGAACTTCCATGCAGATCTGCGCCCGCTCTCTCGCCCGTGTCCCCAAGCACGCCCGTAAGGGTCCGAAGGCTCCGCTCATCCTCCTGGAGCACTTCCGCCTCAATCGCCAGGACTTCCGCAGGGGCTTCGCGTGGGCCTTCCGCCGCAACAAGCCGCGCATCGTGATCCTGCCCATCGTGGCCGCGCCGGTGATGGACGGCTACGGCTCCCGCTACGCGTCCCCCTCGCTCGACCTGTACCGCCCCATGGTCACTACTCCGCTCGACCTGGTCTGAGAGGCAATCCAATGGTCATCAGCTCTAGCGAGGCATACGCGGCATTCCGTCAGAGCAACGGCAGCGGGGACTTCACACGCTGGGGGGCCTCGAATGAGGTCACTCGCAGAACCAACCCCCTGGTACGTGGCACCCGTTCACTCGGCGGAGGTCTGATCCCGGCCAGGAACTTCTACCTGTTCTCACGCTGACACGTGAGGGGTTCCTTCGTGCCCTTCGGGGCGCGTTGGAATCCGGCCCGCGTCCTAGCAATGCCGGTGAATGGAAGGACAGCGCAATGCCCGTGATTGACGCGAAGGTCATTCGTGGCCATCTGCAAGGCAAGACCACGTTCGAGCTCTGCGAGGACTTCGAGCACCTGAGCAAGTCCGTGCGGCCGATGCCGTGGGCAGAGCAAGCCATCTCTGACGTGCTCTTCGAGCGCGACAGTGTGGCGTGGCTTCAGTGGCAGTTGGACGGCGACTACTTCGGACGCTCCATGCCTCACAGGTTCTTCGGCCTGGTCTAGCTCGCCCATAGAGAAAGGCCCGGATACTCGAATTATCCGGGCCTTTCGCGGTCCATCATACGCGAAAGGCTCAACATCATGTCCGTTTCCCTGCGTAAGCCCTACGCCCTCGAAGTCGCCACCATCGGCGCTGCGTTCAGCGAGACGACGCACGCCATCAAGGGCTCCTGGACCTACCTCCAGACCAACTACACCGCGTGCGGACGAGCCGCCACCGGGAAGCTCTCTCGCCTCAACCACGCGACCGGCAATCACACGGTCGCGATCACCTGCCAGTCCTGCCTCAAGGCGAAGTGAGGGGCCTGAGATGCCGACGTACCGCTACTGCACCTGCTGCGGCTTCGACTGTGTGTCGGACACGGAGGCCGTAGAGCCCTTGTGCCCCGAGTGCCGTGAGGCCGGGTGCGCCGCCAACGAATCTCTCTGCGACTCCTGCTGACCGTAGGCAGTGAGCGTGATTCAGGCCGGCCACAGGTCCGGCCTGCGTCGCGGCCTCTGTGCGGCCAGTGCACCCAAGAACTCTCGTAAGGAATTCCCATGCGCAGTCTCATTCTCGTCAACCCCTTCAAGGGGATCACGGTCGGCCGTATCTACCGCAAGTGGGGGCGGCTCCACATTCCCGGCCGGTACAGCGTGATGCACCACCTCAAGGGCTCCTTGCCCAGTGGTCGCACGCTTTCGCGCCGCGAGGCCATCCGTACGTTCCAGCACTCCGCCAAGAAGGGCTTCTGATGCCCACCAAGACCGGAACCGCTCGACGCACAAGGACGAGTGTCCCTGTGGTCAAGGGACAAGCGGACTTGCTCACCGAATGGCGAGAAACCGGGTTGATCACTACTTCCCAGTTTGCCACCTTCACCCGCACTACCCAGCCCACCGTGAAGGGACGCTGATGTCCACCAAGTTCCAGTCCGAAGAGGTGCAAGACCTCTACTACCACCTGCCCGAGGACGAGGCAGGCGACAGCTCTGAGGGACCTGCCTGGTACGGCCTCTACCAGCTCGAAGCCGTGATCCTCACCGAGGACTCCCGCGGATTCGTCTACATGCGCAAGTACGCCACCACGGCCGAGCTTAACGAGGCGTGGGAACTGATCATCCAGAACACCTATCCCGAAGAGGGCGCCGCCTGATGGAAAACGGAGCCATAGCTACTCCCCGCGCGGACGGCCTTGTGGTCGAGCGCGAATACCGGGGGCACGGAATCTACTGGGTGCACCTGTACGGCCCCAACACCCACGCATTCCTGAAGCGAGGGACGTACGTGGTCGCTGCTGAGGCCCGTAAGTGGGCCACGGAGCTGGGCAAGTCGTCCGGCGGTTGGTTGTCCGGTGGTGCTGGATGGAACGGCACCAAGGGCGGGGGCAATCACGCCCACGTCAGCAAGTGCTACGTCTTCAATTCCTAGGAGGAAATCATGAGCAATCAGAAGGCTTTCGCGATGATCGAGGGCCGATTCTCCGATCACGTGAAGAGGTTCAACCACGCGGACGTGAGCGGCGCCGACTCGGACGATCATTACTGGACGGTCAAAGACCGGCTCGAACTCGCCCGCGTGGCGCTGGAGCGGGCTCCGGAACTCCGGGTGACCACCCTTGCGCGTTCACTGGGGGACGTCTACCAGGCCGTACGCAAGAACCTGACGCCCGACGAGCTGAAGCGCTGGGAAGAGAGCGACGAGGCGCTTGAGGATCTGCTCGACAAGTACGGGCTGTAGGCGCGGCGAAACACAAGAAGAGTTCAAGAGCCAGAGGGGTTTCTAGTAATGGTCGACTTTCAGGTGAGCTGGAGCAAGAAGACGCCGGGCAAGACGCACGTGTCCTTCTCGGGCGACCGCACGCCGTGCAATGACGGGCTTCCCGTGATCGAGGCGAAGCCGTTCTACACGTCCAAGTTGAAGGATGTGGACTGCCACATCTGTGGGGCATACGTGCTCTTCGACATGGAGGCCGCACGCTCCGCAGCTCGGAAGTACGTGAACAACCAAGCCAGCACGGCCAAGTGGGAGAACGTTGACCGCTTTGACTTCGCGAGCAGAGTCACCGAGCGAGCCGCGGGAGTCGCATTCGCCATCCAGCGGAAGCACGGGAGTTGGAACTCCAATCACGCGTTCTCCGAGTTCATGGCCGGTGGCGGGTGGATGACCGACAAGAGCACCGAGGCCGGTCTCATCGGCATGACGGCACTCGCGGTCTTCGAGGCACTGAAGGAGCGTGACGCGCCCCAGTAACTGACTCCGCCAAATCTCTTCGAGGCCAGGAATCCCCCTGGTCTTTTTTCATGCCCGAAAGGTCTCACCATGCGTATCCCGTTCATCACCAACTGGCTTATCCGACGCGAGATGCAGGAGTCGGCATTGAACTTGCTCATGCTGTCGAACTGCAAGCTCCAGGACGACATGACGGCCCTGGGAAGTCAGGTCAAGGAGCTGGCTGTGATGAGCCGTCGGCGGGAGCGGCTGGTGATCGCTGCCCAGCGCTTCGCCCAGGTCTTCGATGACGCGGGCCTCGCGTACGACGAGGGCGACCGGCTCAACGACCGGCAGATGAGTGCCCTGACGGCACTGCTGAGGACTGCCGGCCACGAGGTTGCGGCTGACACCTGGGAGAGCCACCAGGTCCCGGACTCCGAGGACGAGGACCCGATTACCAAAGCTCTCGCGGGCTGATCTCTGCACGGTTCCTGTTTGGTGGCGGCCGGGAATCCCGGCCGTTCGCCACGGATAACCGAAGGAGAGGAATGCAGTGGAACCCCTAGACGAGGCCATTCGGCGTGTTCTCGCAGATCGCGGCGGAGAAGCTACCAGTTCGGAACTCCTGTACTGGCTGAAGTACCGAGGAAACGCAGCCTTGATCAGGGCCGCCGTGGCTCGCATGGCAGATGTGACAACAGAAAAGCGGTACGGCGTTCGCGGTGCCCCCGCGACCGTTTATCGAGTCCTTAGCAACGAGGAGAGCTGAAAATGTCCCGTAAGAACAACACGCTGCGTAAGAAGCAGCTCGCCGCCGCTGCGGCATTCGTCGACGCATGGACGACGTCGGGCCTCGCATACAGCCTCTCCGATTACAACTGCACGTTGACGTGCGAAGAGGCCGACACGATGGCTGGTCTCTTCCGCGCTTTCCACTACCCGAGCACGGCCGAGGGAATCGTTGAGGAGCACTCCGAAACCGACGAGTGCGGCAACAAGCACCACCTGTGCCCGGCTTGGACGTTCGATGTCGCGTTGGTCGGCGTCAAGGGCGGCGAGTTCACCATCGTCGCGGATGGCGACGACGTCCAGGGGGCGGAGGCCAACGCCCGAGCCCACATGCGTGGACTGGTAGAGGAGAACTGGCCCGGCCGTGAAGTCGGGATCATCCTCACTGGCGCCGACGAGGGTGCTCCGGGCGAGACCTCTCTTTACTCCTGGATCGATGCCCGCAACTGCGAAAGCCGAGTCGCGTAATGGAATTTCAGGTAGGCCCCGATGTTCCTCACCTGTTCGCCGATGCAGTAGCGGCTTTCATACGCGGCTACTCCGACTCCGTATGGCTGCACGAACAGACCGACGAATGGACGGAGTTGTGGACCTCCTTCCGCGACGCCGAGACGGCATCGGTGAAGGTCTCGTTCGAGGCCGGCCGACTCATGACGTGGGTCTGGGGCGCGCGGTGGGCCTGGCGAGACGAGGCCACGCGGCAGAGGGCTAAGGAGGAACTCCGCCCGCAGTGGCTCAAGTACATGCGCGAGCCCGCGCCCATGAGGCCCCACCGTCGCCTGAACTTCCTCTAAGGAGAGTCATGAAAGCACCGGTCATGAACATCAGCTTCGTGGAGTATCCCGAGCCGAAGCGCTGGACCTCGGACGGTGGACGACTCCACTGGGTGGCTTACGGGGACGTTGTGGTGACGTGCTCCGAACACGGGGAAGTGGGCCGGACTCTTGCAACTTCCAGCCTCGCCAAGGAATACCCCTGGTACGAGGGGAACGCCGTGTTGGCACAGGACAACCACATGTGGTTTGACCACGGCATAGCCCAAGGCCATCACCGCCGTGACTGAGCCTGACCCGGAGTTGGTTCGGGAATTCATGGTCGCCTCTCGACTGAGAGAGCCAGGGGATAGGCGTGCAGTGACTCCCCCTGAAGTGCGCTTCTTCAATGCGTACTACCCAGCGCACTTGGAACGAGAGCGACGCGAGACCGAACGGCAGGCCCAGCAGGAGGAGTTGGCCCGTCGATGCCGCGAGTCTGCGGAGAAGCGGGCGCATCAAACCTGGCTCATGCGCGACATGCGCGAGTGGGGCCGAGAGAACGGCTTTTTCGTTGGCACGCGGGGCCGTATCCCGCGGAAGGTAATCGACGCCTACAAGGAGGCAAAAGGATGACGCACTCGCACATGGCTATCGGACTGATCCCCGACAACTTGGTCAACCTGACGGTGGTTGTCTCTTGGACGCCGACGGAGAAGGAATACACGATCACGCTCCTGAACGCGGACGGCAAGGCGACGGGGGAGTACGAGGCCAACGGGGGAGAGCCCTTCGGGTACGAACCGACCTTCCTCGACCTCGACATGAGCGTCTACCTCGGGCTCAAGTCCTTCCACCCGCGTACGGCCCGACTCGCTCAGTCGCTCGCTGGCTTCAGCTACTTCGAGTGGATCAACCCTGCCGCGATGTCGAGCAAGGACCGCGCGAAGTACATGGAGGCCGCCAAGTGAGTGCGATGGACACCTTCTACCTTGACGCTGCTCTGGTCGCTGACCGTGCGGCGGACGCTGCCGCGATACCGAACCTGTCCAAGAGCCTGGCCCGCCTGACGAGCGTCTTCGAGGACTGCGGCCATCTGGCCGGCGCCTACTACTGCCCGGAGAAGGTTGCTGGCCTCCTGGTGTCCCATGTCGTCGAGGAGTACCAGGCTGGCCGTCGAGCTCTGGTCGGTAGTTCCACCTGAGTCGAGTGCATTTAGTGAGGGCCGGGAATTCGTTTCCGGCCCTTTGCCATGGGCGCTCGGAGAGCGTACGGACAATTCTTCTAGAAGGGGTACATGCAATGGCGCGAAAGGTAATCGAGACAGTGTGGTGCGACGCCTGTGCAAAGAAGGGTTTGGAAGTCGTGGGAACCGTGACGCTCACGATCATGGACGACCGATACGACCTGTGTGACGAGCACGGGAAGCGGTTCAGGGATCAGCTTGCCGCCGCCCTGGCCCCGTCCCTTGACGCCGCGCTGTCCGCATAATCGAGAAAGCAGAGATCACCTCATGACCACGTTTGATCAGATGTCCTACGGCCCTCTGGGTGCGGCTGTGGAGGCCGCCATGCCCACGAGCGAGGCCGACCCCATCGGCGTGTGGGCTGCAAGCCTCTCCCTGTACTCCGCTGCGATCAGCCGACGTGTCCGGCTCGACAACCGTCGCCCGGTCGTGGTCTGGACCGTGCTCGCCGGCCGAAGCGCCATCGGGCGCAAGGGCTACGCACTCGGCACCGCAAACGCTGTGCTCGCCAAGTCGATCGGGGGATTCATTCACTCCCGTAAGCGCTCTGGGGTGTCGTCCGGCCCTTCCCTGGTTGACATGCTCTCCGGGCTGGAGCTGGACACGATGGGCGCGGACGGAGGCATTGACGGCCGCTGCGTACTTCTCGAAGAGGAGTGGGCCTCAGTGCTGAAGGATCAGAAGAAGTGCAGCAAGTTCAGCACGTTCTTCCGAACGGCATGGGATGGGAAGCCCATATCGAACCGGACGAAGAAGGACGGGCTTCAGAGTGTCGCTCAGCCCCTTCTCGGATTCCACGCCCACATCACTCCGGGTGAGTGGGGCAAGTACGTCTCGTCGAGCGAGGCCCTGGGCGGCTCGTATAATCGACTTCTTCCCGTGCTGGTTGAGCGCTCGAAGATGCTCCCGTACGACAATAAGCCCCAGGTCCCGGATACCCGTCAGATCAGAGAGGCATTTGACTGGGCTGAGGAAGAGGACCGGGTGATGCACTTCAGCGCCGAGGCCGGCGAGCGGTTCGACGAGATCCGCGCCATCGTCGAAGACCGCATGGCCGAGCTGCCCGAGCTGCTGGCGTCGTACATGGAGCGGTCGGCCGAGCAGGTTCAGCGTGTTGCCGCAGTGCTCAGCGCCACGGAGATGAAGGAGGAGATCAGCCGTGACGCGGTGGAAGCGGCCTGGAACTTCGTCGCCTACTCCATGGCCAGCGTCGAAAAGCTGGTGAAGGACTCTGCCAGCAACAACGACGGGGCCAAGCCTATGAAGACTCCCGAGGACCTGATCAGGGACGTGCTGAAGCGGTACGGGGGAGAGGCGAAGGCTTCTGACCTGCTGCGTCCCCTGTGGGGGAAGCTCAACGCGGCGGCCATCAAGGAGACCGTTGAGGGCATGGACGACGTGGAGATGTGGACGGAGAAGACCGGGGGCCGCGGGGCCCCCAAGATGATGTATCGCCTGATCGAGACAGGCGAGGAGCCCGAGCAGGCAGAGGCGAAGGTGATCGACATCGACCTTCTGAGAGGCAAGGCCAAGCCCGCTCAGCCTCCGGTCGTCAGCAACATCTTTGAGGGACTTATCTAGCAATGCAGAACGGAAAGAAAGACGGCACTCTCATCCGACCCTCAAAGCGGGTCGAGGAGTGGGAGACCGTTGATGACATCGAGACCGCGAAAGAGCGCGTCAAGTATTGGGCGGAGTTCTTCACGGAGAAGGGTTTCGGGAAGCGCTTCGGTTTCTGGCACGAGGCGAGCCCTACGGGGCACAAGGTACTGCTGATAGACCGCTCGATCCCTGAAGACGACAACCCGAAGAGCAAGGGGAAAAAGAAATGACCACGACCATCCGTGTCCCCGGACAGATCCGCCGCCACGTCCTGAAGGCCGGGGAGTCCAACTCCTCCCAGCCCGGTTGGGTGGACCTCTACGCGGCCTGCCTGGCAGGCGACAGAGAGTTGAAGCGGCAGGGGATGAACACGCTCAACACGATCGAGCTGCACCTGACGAACGCCGCCATCGGGTCGGCCCTCGACATCGCCCGTGACTGGCTCAACGACGACAACGGCAACAACGTCATGGCGGGTAAGTCGATGCTCAAATTCGAACTGGAGTACGAGCCGGACGACCCGCGCGAGATCCGGCACGAGATCAAGATGCCGAAGAGCATCGCGGGATACTTCGAGCCCAAGTACGGGCAGCCGTCCCCGTACAAGAACGAGTCCGATGTCATCGAGACCGACATGGATCGCCTGCATTGGGTGAGCAACGGCGCTCACGGCCGGGTCCGTACCGAGACGCTGGGGTTCATCCTGACCAAGATGGACCGGATGAAGTACCACGACCACTCGGCCGTGGCGCGGGCCGCGAAGAAGTTCGTCGACACCTTCACCGAGCCGTACGAGGCGACTCAGCGGCTCATCACCGGGTACCTCTCGATGGATGAGGACCAGGCCCCGGACTTCACCGAAGCAATTCACGGCCTCGATGGCGAGCCCGAGGAGCCGAAGCGTCTGGTCGTGATCGCCTGCGGCGGGAAGAAGTCGGAGAGGCCGGAGAAGATTCCGGCTGAGCAGCGCTACATCGGGAACTACTTCACGGCCTGCCTGTTCGCCGCTGAAGTGATGGACGGCCCCACGATGGTGCTCAGTGCTCTGCATGGTCTTATCCCTCTGAGCAAGGAGATCGGGCCGTACGACATCACCTTCGGTGATCGAAGGGCAGTGCGGGAAGACGTGCTGAAGCAGCAGGCGGAAGAGTTGGGTCTCCTCGATGCCAAGGTGACGATCCTTGGTGGGGAGAAGTACGTGAAGGCGGTTCGGCAGATCTGGCCGGACGCGGAAGCGCCGCTGAAGGGCGGCATAGGGCAGCAGCTCAAGCAGCTCGCCGGGATGTACGCGGGCGAGGTCCTGGAGGACGACGAGCGCCAGGAGCAGGAGCCTGATGAACTCCCGGAGCGGGCCTATCAGACCAAGCTCCAGGAGGTTGGCTACCTCCCTCACCGCAACCAGCCGAAGCCGCGGGTGCTCTGGTTCGGAGGCAAGGCCGGAAAGGCGAATCCGAAGCCGGGCCGGTGGGTGAAGGCTGAAGTGATCTACACCGGTGAGGGCAAGTACGCCATCAACCGACTCGGCACCGATGACGAGCTGATGACGGGCACTCTGCGGTCTCTGATCCACTGGGGACCGCTGGAGGACCCCAACTCCGAGCGGAAGCCCGAGTTCGTGAAGGAATTCGAGCAATGGGATGAGGAGCCCGAGACCGTTGAAGAGGTGGTGCCGGCGGGCGAGTACGAGGTGCCTGAGAACTGGCTCGAACTGGCTCAGGAGGGCAACACGGACGCGGCTAAGGCGTACTGGACGCGCCGCTGCGACGAGTACAGAAGGACCGGTAAGTGAGTCCCAACGAGATGCCCAAACACCAGCCCAACATGCCGGTTCAGGGCAGGTACACAGAAGTCGCCCGTAAATGGCGCCTTCTCAGCATTAGGGAATGCTGGGATAACTGAAGACAGAGAGGGCCCCGGACAGGAGAAGTGTCCGGGGCCTCTTTCATGAGCCTACAGGAGAAGGAATGACCGACAACGAGTACATCGTGAGTGAGCTGAGTAAGGCTCTGCGCGATGGGAGCGAGACGATCAAGCTCAAGGCCATGGGCCTTCACGGGGAGTCCCGTTGGGTGTCGCTCAACCGCGAGGACTTCGGCAAGGTGCTGGGACTCTTCCAGGAGGAGAGCAAGTGACCAGCTGGACCCTGTGGGGCGATGGCCCTGACCCGATGGACGAGGGCCTGACCGAGGAAGAGGCTCGTGAGGCGGTCGATGAGCATGAGGCTTCCGGTCAGCACGGCGTATACGCCGAGTCTGAGGACGGAGAGGTGATCGAGTGAGCTTTTCCTGACTGTCAGACCCGAGAGATACCGTTGGTGGCCCGTCCCGAGAGGGACGGGCCTCACTCTTTAGGAGACCCGTGAAGAACTACCGGCTGAAGTGGACCGAGGACGGAAGGAAGCGCACTTCCGTCGTGGCCTACAACAAGTCGAGCGCCGAACATCGCAAGCTGGAGCTTGAGGGCCAGGGCGTGAAAGACGCGGAGATCATCATTGATGCGCCGATCTTCGGGGGGAAGGTCTGATGGGCAACGCAGGGACCGAAATGTGGGTCGCGATAGCCATGGGCGTCTCGGGGCTGAGGTCAGAGGAGTGCGATCTGAGCTTTGAGCGGGCTGAGGATGGAAGCGTGCTCGGCACGTTCACGTTCGATGCCTCCAAGGAGTGGGAGGCCGCAAGATTGATCATGCATCTGATCGCCGACACCTACGGGCCGGTGACAGCCTCCAAAGGCAAGGGTGATGTCGCGGTCTACAGCGTGAGGTTCAGCTACCCGCCCCTGCTGGACGACCCGATCAAGAAGGCGGAGGCCAGTAAGTGAGCGCGCTGGAGCTGCGGCAGGTGGATGGCTCTGAGTCGTACGACCTGTACGCGGAGGGCAAGCGCGTTGGCGTTCTTGCTTGGGCGGGTCGTGACGACGATGACCCGGAGGACTTCCAGCCGGGTTGGTTCGCGGAGCTGTACGGATCGAACATGTGGCAGCGGTCCACGGACTACGACCCGGACATCAAGGTGACCATCGCGGTTGCTCAGCAGCTCAACGAGGAGTGGGCGGAGCACGAGCGGAAGATGAGACGCATCGACGGCAACAGGCCCCGAACGGTCTCGATACCGTCCGGAGGGCAGCCGAAGTGAAGCCGAGCATTGAGGGCCTGCGTCACCTGCGTAGGCAGGGATGGACGTACAAGCGCATCGCCGAGGAGTATGGCCTGTCCGAGGGCGAGGTCTACATGATGCTCAGCGGCGGCACAGGGGGGAAGCCTCTGCGCTAGGCCCTGAAACAAAGAAAGGGCCCCTCGGCCGAAGCCGAGGGGCCAATTCCTTACTCACTCTCTCAACCCAGGTGCACCCCTGCACCTAGTTAGATGGCGGGCTCGTCCTACTCGGTCGAGGCCGCGAGTGCCTTGCGGGTCTTGGTGTCCTCGTGCGTGGCAGCAGCCACACCGACACCGAGGAGACCAGCAGAGGCGGTCACGATGGCTTCCCACGGGACATTGGGCCAGAGGATCAGAAGTGCCGGCACGAGTGCCGCAAGCACGGAGTAGATGCGGACTCCGTGGGTGGAAACAAACTTGGTCATGGGCTCTCCTTAGCTGAACAGACGCTTCCAAGTGGTCGGACCGGGGTAGCCGTCGGCGTCCGAACCGGTCCAGTGCTGGGCCTTCTGGAACGCCTGCACCGCCTTGCGGTCTGCCTCACCCCAATGAGGGCCAGGACCAACGCTGTAGAAGCGGCCGTAGCCCTTCTTCACGAGCTGCTTCCCGAGCTGGGTGACGTAGGCGTTGTTCGCGCCGGCCTTGAAGTACTTGGTGCCAGGGAAGGCGGGAGCCTCCGCCGCGGGCTTGCTGGGCTTGCCCGAAGTCGCCTTTGCGCCAGCCCACTTGGCCATGGATGCCCGGTCGGCGAACGCGGCGACGTTCGTGTCTACCGGGGTGCTGGTGTACTGGTGGATGAGCCACTCGCCCCGAATATCCGGCCTACCGGGCTTCCCGTTGTAGCCCGCGATCCACAGACCATCTGCCGCGTAGCTGGACTGGTCGCGGTTCTTCCAATAGTCGACGTTGCAGTACAAAAGCACCCGCCGGTTCCCGGCCTTGGTCTTGAGGTACTTGAGGAACGCGTCCTTCTCGGCACTGGAGACCGAAGGGTTCTCCCAGTCGAGGGCGAGGAACTCGTCCTCCTGGGCGCCCGCGTGCGCGAGGAAATAATCGGCCTGAGCCTTCATGTCCCCGCCGCGAACGAAGTGGTAGTGCCCCACAACCCGGTTGTTGTCACGGGCCCGCTGCACCTGAGCAGCGTGCTTCGGATTCACGTACGACGTGCCTTCAGTCGCCTTGACGATCACGAAGTCAAAGCCGGTGAGCGAGTAGTCAGATGCCTGATAGTTCGATACGTCGATTCCCTTGATAGTCATTAGTCCTCCGTGGGATTCGTCGCCAGTCGCATTACCGCGAGGCGGTTAGGGTCAAGAGAAGTAAGAAGTTGGATTAGCCGGGCGTTCTCCTGCTCAATCCGTGTAAGGCGGTTCTTGATCTCAGTCAGGTCGCCGGCGAGGCGGTCAGCCCGTTCCTTCTGGGCTTCCGCTTCTTCACGCCAGACCTTCGCGGCACTGGTCCTGTGACTTGCGAGGACAACCACGACAGCCGCAACGAATGCCGCCAAGGTCCCCGAGATAGAGAGGACGTTAGAAAGGGTCATAGGGACTCCAGGAGGGCAGCACAAAGGCGGCCCCGGACCGAAGTCCAGGACCGCCCTTGAAGGTGTTCGTTAGGCCATGAGAAGGGGCGTGATTTGGTTCGCCGCGTACGCGTAACCGGTATCCGAAAGGTGAACTGAGTCAGTTCCGGCCGTGCCGACTGCTGCCGGGTTACCCCAGTAGCCGAGGGAGTTCCAGTAGTCCCAGGAAGTACGGCCGAGGGTCCAAAGGTCTACGATCGCGCCGCCGTAAGCCTCGGCAAGGCCGCGGGCTCGAACTGCGTAATCCTGGTAGACGTAATTCGTCACATCGTGCTTTCCAAGGTGGGGAAGTACGAACATGATGTCCGTGGCGCCATTGTTGGCGTTCTTCACGGTCTGAATGTACTTCGCTACCGAGTTAGCCCACGCGTCGCCACTGGTCGGCGGAGTCGCCGCAGCGTCATTCGGGCCAGCGGTGAAGATAACCAGATCTGCCGGGTAGCTCTTTCCGCCATTCCAAACTGCGTTCAGGGCAGTGTCAGCAGGATTGCCGAAGGTCGACGCCTTAGCGCCTGCCTTAGCAAGGTTGTCGACGACAATGCCCGAGGCGTTCTCACCCGAGACGCCAACAATGGAAAGGTACTGTCCTGTACCGGAAGCCGTGCCATTCCACGTAATCGTGACCGTGTGGTCACCAGCCGAAAGGCCGCTGACAGTGGTAACGGCAATGTCGGTAGCCCCACCAGAAGCCTGAGGAACCGCCACAGTTCCACCAGCATCGATCTTGTACGTGTACCCGGCGCGAGTGCCACCGGTGACGGTGTAGATCTTCAGCGTGCTGCCGGTGAACTTGAACTGGCTGCTAGCACCCGTGGTGTCCGCGTAGATGTACGTGCAGCCCGGACCGTAGTTGCTGCCTCCGAGGGTCCACGAACCGGTCTGCGTGATGACGCAGCCGACGCTTCGCCACGAGGTGAGGGCCTGAGTGTCCTCGGCTCCAGAGATGTACGTGCCAGAGCGGGAGGTGCTGTAGAAGCCGGAACCTCCGTTGCCAAACTTGGACTGGAGGGCCTGGCGCACGTTGCCGACCCACCCACCAGAGTGAAGGTTGCTCGCGTAGTAACCCTGAGACGCAGAGCCACCCACGACCACGATGCGGGCCTTGCCCCCAGTGGCCGCGGCGTCTCGCTTCGGCTTCCAGAACTCGCCCCAACTCGGCGGCGCATAGACGCCCTTGGTCGCATAGGCAGTCTTGGCGGTCAGCGCGTATGCGGCTGACGGGATGCGAGCCTCGGAGTAGTTGTTACCGGCAACAGTGGTGATGTTGTTGCCCAACGTGACTCGCTCGTTGGTCCCGTCGTCATAGAGGCCGGCAGTCGCCGCGTGAAGGTACGCGCCGTCGAGCTGCACGTCACGAGCACCAGAGATGCGCACGCCGTACTGAGGGCTCGTGTTTGCCGTGCCCCCGTCGTCAGTGCCGGGGTAGCAGGTGACACCGTTGACGACCACGGGAGACCTGTTGAGCAGAGCCAGGCCCGCGTAGCCACCGCCACCAGGACCACCGTTACGGCCGTCCCGTCGCGTCATCAGAGCGTTGATGATGAAGGGCGCATTACCCGTGGCGTCGATACGTACGCCATCCCAACCAGATCGGTCGGTCGAGCACGCGGAGAGAGTGGCCGAGCCAGAACCAGGCCAGTTGCCCCATGCTCCCGTGAGCCAGAACCCGTGACCGCCAGTCCACTCGGAGCGGCACGTATTTAGGGTCGAGTTAGCGCAGTTGATGAGCTTGAAGCCGGTCGCCCAGCAGCCGATTGCCTGGCAGTTGATCATGGTCAGGTCGGTGTTCCGCTCGAACGCGAAACCGTTTGCGTGGCAGTTGTCCACCATCACGCCCTCAAGGCGCCAGGAGTAGGGCCACTCACCACCCGCGTTGGAGCCGGTGATGATGCCGTTGTTCGGCAGCTTCCGGACACATACGTCCCGCATTACAACGTTCTGGACGTTGCCCTTGGCGTAGATGCCGTCAAGGCTTCCAGAGGCCACCTTCGAGCCGTCGAGCATGAGGTTAGAAATGCGCTGTTCACCGTTGATGGCCGGGTGAACTCCATCATTGTCGCCAATGATCTGGATCATGGAACCCGAGTTGAACGTCGGCGCAGCCTGGATGTAGCACGGGAAGTCGTCGTCCCTCATGCCAGGGCCGATCATGAGGTTGGAATGAGAACCAACCAGAGAGACACCCTTGGGGAGGTCGAGGGGTGCGGAGATCTTGAACACGCCCTTGGGGATGTAGACGACTCCGCCCACGCCTGCGTCGTTGATGGCTCGCTGAATGGCTGTGGTGTCGTCGGCCGTGCCATCGCCTTTGGCTCCGTACGGGTTGCTCTTGACGTTGATCCAGTCGAGCGCAGAAGGCACCTGGGCTGAGGATATGAGCCCCGAACCGTCGAGCGTGGCGAAGCCCAGAGGGGCGCCCATACGGGTCTCAATCTCCGCCACAGCGGCAGCCTGAGTCCCGTGAGGGTCAGGGGCAGTGAGGTGGGCGCTAAGGCGTTCTCCCACGTTGGTGGCCAAGATGGCGACACGCACGCCGGCCCCGAAGTCGAGCCACAGGCGCTCAGCGCCGTCGTCCGGTCCCTGGAACTCCGAGATCATGCCGTTCTCATCGGCCGTGAGGGAATCAATCGGGGCGCCGTTCGAGTCCAGGAGGTCAGTGACCTGATCTCCCTCGGACGAGCTGTACCAAACGGTTCCGACCACCCCCGGTACGCGGGCACCCGCGACATCCTCAGCGACATCAGAAGCAGTACCGCCAAACAAATTACGAGCCATCAGTTACCTCTCATTAGGCGAATGTGTTCGCTTCGATTACTCCCGAGATGCTGAAGGTGCTTCGGGCGGGGAACCCGCGAAGACCGTCAAGTCCCTCGCCCAACTTGGTGTTGTTGGGGTAGTGCAGGTATAGCGTCGTAGATCCCGGATTAGTCGTCGCAGTAACCCCGATCATGTTCGGCAGGTTGCCGCTCTTGTCGGGGTTCGACAGATAGCCGTGAAGGGTCTGGATTCCAGTGCGGTGAGCTGCCTGGGGGAGCGTGATGCCGACTCGCCAGTTGGAACCGGTGGCCATTGCGCCGAAGTCGTACCCATTCGCAATGGTGGCCTGGAACCAATACGAGTTGGGTCCGATCCAACGCCACTTTCCGGTACGCACGTCAACACCATTGTTGGAGGTGTTCACCAGGCCAGGGGTATAGGTGCGGTACTTGCCGAGATCACGCGTCGGAAGAAAGGCGTCTCGGCCCGTGAAATACTCGGATTGCCCTCCGTTGGCGTTGTTGTCCATGTCATAGACGAAGGTGCCGGCCGGTTGCAGAGGGCCGGCATAGAGGATGTTCCACGGAACACCGACGGCTTCAGGCATGTCGAACGGCATGACGTTGGTCAGGCTGATAGCCCCGCTCTTGGCCGGTACGTTCACCAGGTGAAGGGGCATCTCCCACTTCCAACCAGCCGCCTTGGTGAGACTGGGAGCCTTCGGGGTAGCCGCGGCCTGGCCCTGCACGACCTTCACGTTGACCTGGCCGGCTGACGAGAGGTCCGCACGGAGAACGATCAAGTCAATCCGTGGCAGTGAGCCGGTGTTAGCTGCGATCGTGACCGTCTGCGTAGCGGTGCTTTGGTAGTAGAAGCCCCCCACCAGGGCACGGCCCGGTGCGACGGACACCGACGTGTTGGTGACAACAGCGGCGTAGAAGGGCAGTGACGATGAGGAGATGGACGACGACGTAAGTGGGTAGTCAACCTTGTCCTTACCGAACAGTTTCGCCATGACTTGCCACTGGCCGTGGTCCATCATCTGCGATCCGCCGTTAGCGCTATCAGTGGAAAATGGGTAACTGATCTCGTTTGCCATTACTTCCTCGCCTCTAGCTTGCGCAGCTTTTCGCGCATCTCGAATACCGTCTTGTAGATGTTGAGCGGGTTACCTGAGCCCTGCTCTCCGATGGTGGGGGTGATGGTTTCCGTCTGTCCGCCCTGATCCACGGTGATGGACACTTCACGCACGATGTCTTGGTACTCCGTGCCGTCCACGGAAATGGTCACTCGATCACCCACGAAGTAATCCCGGCCGAACTTGATCTGCTCGGTATCGACGGGGTAGATCTGGAAGTTTCCGTTCTTGGCGCCCTGGGAAAGGGCCTCCGTTGCGGCATCTATAACGGCCTGCTGGGCCGTGGCGAACTGCTCGTCAGTTACGGACAGATCAGCCTTGATGGGTGCGCCCGTGGTCGGGTCTGCCTTGATGGGAAGGTCTCGACGGTCGAGGAACTGCTCGATCTGCAAGCCCCACTCGGCTTCGGTCTCGGTGTCGATCTGCTGGTACAGGTACCGGCCCTTGCCGGTGCCCTGGCAGGCCACAATCACGCGAGTGACGGTCGGGGCAGTCAGGGACCACGTGAACTCTCGGAGGTTGCCGAGGTCCGTGCTGAAGCGGACCGACTTGGAGAGGTCCCTCGGAGTGAACAAGCTGAGGTTGATGACCTGCTTGTTCGGGTCCCATAGGAACCGGTAGCCCACGGTCGTCGTGTCGATCCACGATTCGAGCTTGGTCCCGATCACGTCCCACTGGAGATTGTCAGAGACCGTCTTGCCGAGGCTGGTGTCAGATCCGATGTTCACGCCGCTGATGCGGCGGTTGGTCTGAGCACCAGGACCAAGAGACTGGTTCAGCTCGGACCAGATCAGATGCCCACCCGGCCCCGAGACTTTCCGGCCGTCGTCGTTGGCCTGCCACTGCTGCGTGGCCCCCTTGGTGGGGTCGGGGAAGGCTAGCCGCGTGTACGGGAGCTTGTTGTCACACTTGCCCCCGAAGTACAGCGAACCGACCCCGGAGTGTTGATCGTTGGTCCAGTAGTGCTGAAAGCTCTCGATCTGCCCCGTGATCAGGGGGGTGCTCACGCCCTCCTGGTAGATGGCGACGCCGCCACCCTTCTGGAGAAGGTCAGCCTGAGGCGTGCCGGCCTTCACAAGGATCTGCCACGAGCCCTGTTGGCAGTATCGGACGACGAGATCCATAGAGATCCATGTGTCGATCACGCCTATTCGGTTCAGAGCAGCGTCGCGCACCTCCACCCGGTAACCCATGTGCACCTCATGTCAGTAAGTCGCGTATCGGGGAATCAATTTCATGTTCACGGTCGGCGTCCCGCTGCCTGCGACCAGCGTTGTGTTGACGGTCGAAGTGCCCGCGGGGAGGGACCAGAGAGACGGTCCCGGATTCATCAGAGGGAAATAATTGACGCCTCTGTCGTCCAGCACCGTCTTGTATCCCGGCCGGGTGTCGATGGTGAGTGTCCGACCGGTCTGGAGCGCGTCAGCTCCACCGGCCTGAGCCGGTATGCCGAACTTGGTGCCGTCAGGGCCGGTCAGCTCGAAGGTCTTCAGCGGCCCTGTGAGGGTCCAGACGGGCCAAGCCTCGATGTCACCGGGGTTGGTGATCCTGAGCGTGTCGGTGGCCGCCGTGCCGGCGCCCAGCTTGACGGGGAAGAACGGATTCTTCAGGAACTGCTGAGACGAGCCGAAGGACCAGTTGGCAGCAACTTCGAGATCTCCGTAGAACCACGGGTCTGGTGCCACGAGCTGTATGCCGTAGGTGATCCACTTGAATCCAGCGGCATCCGCGGACTCATTTCCTTCCATGCCCCCGGCGTAGTAGCACTGGAGTCGACGGGGCACGCCGTCTTGCTCGATGAAGGTCAACAGGCAGTAACCACCCTTGGGGTTAAGGGTGTTGGCTAGCTTCCTCTTGAACTGCCTGAGCGTCTTCCGGTCGATGCCGTAGACGAACATGGGCAAGAGGATCTGCCGGGCTGAGGCCCTGGTCCCTCGGTACATGGAGCCGTCGAGGTTGGGCGAGTCATCGGTGTGCAGTTCGAACGGAGGTAGGTCGAGACCTGACACCCCCGGCTGAAGCACGATGGTCGGCCATGCGCCGTTCTCGATGCCGGTCAGGGGGATCTCCTCCCCCTGACCATTGGCACCTCTGATCGACACGTATGTGCGCTGCCAATCCTCTGGTACCGGCACAGTTGGCTTTTGATAAGCAACTACCGGAACCTTTGGCCTTACGGGAATCGGCATATGACACTCCTTGTCGATTACATGTTGGCCATCACCTCTGCGTACTGCATCGCTCGAAGAACGGACTGAGTGGTGTTCTCGGCCTTCGCCTCATGAATGTGGATCTCGTATCGAGGCCCCATGAGATTGGCTGTCTCGCGTGCGTTACGAACACGCTCACCACCCTTGAAGTTCACCAGCTCGGGACCTCGCTCACCGACGAGAGCAACACCCGAAGAAGCCGAACGAGTACCAGTCCAATAACCCTTGATCTTGGTTACCTTGGTGGACTTGGTCGTCTTACCGCCCACGGTCCTTTCGGTGGTCGTGGTCGTGGTTCCCTTTGCCGGGTCGGTAACCGTGGTCGTAACCGTGGTGACCTTCCGGCCCTTGGAATCAGTTGAGTAAGTCGTACTGACCCGAGTCGTCTTCTTGCTCTTGGTACTGCCTCCGCCCTTGACCGCCTGGCCATTGCCAGTCAGCCAAGTAAGGAGCGACGCCAGGCCCGAATCAACGGGCGTCTTCGAGCTGATCTTGAGCTTCTTCTTCAAGGTCTTCACGATGGTGTCGGCCAGGCCCTCAATCTTCTTGATCAAGGACTTATCCTGCTTAGTCAGGCCGTCGACAAGCGACTGAGCGGCCTTCTTGCCTGCGGAGTAGTACGAGCCGGCAACCGTCTTCCCGAGGGAATCAGAAGCCGTTCCGATAGCCGCATAGGTGTTGTTGAACTCCTTGACCTGAGAGTCGGTGGCGTTCAGCAACTCCTTCGCCATGTTGCCGCCCTGCTCCGGACCGGCGTCGGAGATCTCGGCAATGATCTCCTTGGAGAAGCCTCGCTTGGTCAGAGCACTGATGTCGCTCTGGAACGTCTTGATGGCTGCAAGACGCTGCTTGAGGCTGGAGATTGCCGAAGACGTAGAAACCCCATCGGAGTTGAACACGTCCGTAAGCGACCGCAAGCCCTTGGCCTTGTCCGAGATGGACGTAGCCATTTCTGACTCGTCCTTCTTCACGGCAGCCAACTTGTCGTTAGCGGCCTTGAGCTTCGGAGCCAGATCAGCCCGAGACTTCACGATCTTCTGGAGAGTCTTGTTCTCCTTGTCGAGCCACTTGTTGAGGGAATTCGCAGTGCCCTTACCGATCCTGCCCGAGGAGAACGCCTTAGTGATGATCTCGTAGAGCTTCTTCACCGCGGAGTTCAGCGAGGACACGCCCTTCTCGGCGTCCGCAGCAATACCCGTCGTCCGCTTGGTTCCTGAGGCGTAGCCTCGAAGACCCTTGGTGCCGGCCACCAAGCTGTCCTGGTGGTTCAGGACGGTTTCCCCGCCCTTGAAGTTGACCAACTCCGGACCCTCTTCACCGACCCATGCCCAACCGGCTTCAGCACCCTCGGTACCAGTGGCATATCCCTTGATACCGCCGAGCGCCTTACGCCAGCCCGAACCGTAGCGGTGGACTGCGTAGTTGAGGCCCGCATAGATGCTTGCCATTGGGTCAGTGATTCCGCGGGACTTGTACGGACCGGCATAGGCCGCGAAAGTTCCAGGAATCGTCTGCATGAGTCCCTGTGACGGATGACCGGCCTTAGCGTTGCTGTCCCACAGGTTGATGGCCTTCGGATTTCCTCCAGACTCAACCTGAATACGGTGCAGCACTAGCCCAAGGTCAGACATGGGAAGCCCGAGCTGTGCAAGGGCCATCTTCACCTGAGGCGTCCACCGCTCCACCTTGCCGCCAACACCAGGGGTGCTGAATTGGCTCTGAAGGAGCTTTTCAATATTGGCGCCACCCTTGGAGGACAGGTGATCTCCACTGAAGTCGAAGAGACCTTCCAGGTTCGGAAGCGAATCCTTCGCCGTGGAGTAGATGTCCCCAATGACCTGACTCGCATAGTCCTTCGGGCTCTGCCAAATCTCCCGAAGTCCCTTGACGGTGCTGATAACGCCGTCGTACTGGGCCCGCACCATTTCCTGAACACCATTGACCGTATCGGAGATAGCTCCCATCGGGTCGGTGATCAGTTCCTTTCCGCCGTTCCACAGACCCTTTACAGAGTCCCAGGCGCCGCCGAAAAGGTTGTCTACGAGGCCGGTCAGAGTCTTGACCGAGAACAGGTCGTTAACGTAACGATTGCCTCGATCAAGAATGTTGCCGTGACCCTTCCAGACGTCATCCCAGAAGTAATCACCGGCGATGGGGCTCAGGGCTCCACCGACAGTGCCGACAATCTGAGTGAGGCCATCAGGAATAGGAAGACGACGAAGGATCTTCCAGCTGTCCTTAGTGAGGAAGTTCCTCATCGTGGTCAGTCGGTCAGAAATATCCGAACCGATGTAGTGGGAGCCGGAAGTACCGGACCCGATCACACCGCCCTGGATATCGCCACCGATGGCACGAGTGGAGGAATCCATCGTCATCGTCTGAGCGGCACCACGAACGTCATCACCAAGGTTGAAGGACCGAGCCGTGTCAATGAGGCTTTGCAGGCCCAACTTGTCGAGGATGCCGCCCTTGGCGAACTTCATTGCCTGACGGACACCACCAACGCCCTTGGTGCGAGCGATGTTGTTGAGCCGGGTCACCTGGTCGGCACCCATCGCGGCCGTCCACTCAGGCCGCATGACGGCCTCACCACCGGACAGCTCAAGCTGCCCACCCGTGGGACTGGAGAAGACATGGACGTCTCGACCGGGGGTGTACCCCGGAAGGACACCACCAAGAGCCTTCTTGCTCCCCTTGCCCTTGCTCTTCCCCTTCGAACTGCCGCCGCCGCCCTTGTGGTTGGCGATGTCGTTCAGACGGGAGTTAAGGGTCTTCGCCTCGTCTGAGGTGTCGTTCAGCTTCTTCTTCAGGTCGTCGACCTCGCCGACGATCTTGTTCGTCTTGAGGCCGTTCAACTTGCCGACACGGCTGATCAGAGACGAGTCACCAGAGCCGAGCTTCTTCGAAGCGGAGTCCGCAGCGTCCTTGACGCCCTTGACCTGGCCCTGAAGAGCGTTGAGGGACTTGCTGTTCAGCTTTCCGGCCTGCTTGGCCGTAGCGCTGATGGACGAGTCCAGCGCCTGAGCCTTGGTCTTGGAGTCGTTGAACTCTCCGTCGAGACCTCTCAGGCTCTTGTCGTTGAGGGAGGAAACCCCCGACATGGCCTTGCCCACTGCTTCCTTGAGCGCAGTGCTTCGCTTGTCGGCAGCAGAGAACTCTTCCTGGAGAGCGCTGAGCTTGAGGCCCTTCAGGTTGGTCGTAGCGGTGTCAGCCTCGCGGACAGCCTTAGCCGCCTTCTCCGCAGCGGACCTGACGCTGTGGTCGGCGCCGGCCAAGTTGTCGGCCATCTCGTTGAAGTCTTCGCCGCGGAAGTTCCTGATCTTGGTCCGAAGACTCTCGATCTCGTTGTCAAGCTCCTGGATCTTGCGCTTGGCCTGGTCCGTGTCGACGTCAATAGCGTCGGTCTGGCGGTTGTTGCCTCGGACACGGTCCACCGCACGCTGACGGACGTTGCGAGTGTCTCCGTCGTTGTAGGCACCTCGCTGAGCCCTGTAGCCCGTCCTGTAGCCCCCACCCGATGCCCTCGACTGGAGCCCGCGGGCTGTCTGCCCGGCGATCCTGGTAGCGCCCCTGCCAGCCTTGAACAGGCCCTTAGCCAGGCCGGCAACAGGAGAGAAGACCTTGGTCATCAGACCGAACGTCTTGATCACGGCACCCAGTGCGAGCGACGCGACGCCGACTAGCGCGGCGAACTTGCCGATCTTGATAACAGCGTCAGTGATGCCAGGGTTGTCCTTGAGAACCTTTACGGCCTTCTTGACCCAATCACCCAGGATGGTGAGGTCCTTGAACAGCTCGGCAATGAGCTTGCTCGAAGGCCCCTTCAGGGCGCCGCCGACACCGGAGAGGGTATTGAGAAGACCACCCTTGTACTCGTAGTGGTCTACGACCCGGTTGCCTTGCTTGTCGAGCTTGTAGTCCCCACCCTTGTCCTTCTTATAGACAGGGGTCTTCTTGCCCATGAGAGCCGAACCGGCGCGGGCGTACTCATACTCACCGGTCTTGGGGTTCTGCTGAATGAACATGTCACTCAGGCCGTACTTGGTCTGCTCCCACATGTTCGCCAGCCGGGCGGAAACCGTGGCCGTACCCAGACGCTTGGCCGGCGCGTCAGACGTGCCGGTACCAATCTTCTTGCCCTTCCCAAGAATGGCTTCCACGATGCTTTCACCAGGAACACCACCGGTGTTCATGGCATCTTGCATCCACGACATCATCTGAGACGCGGCCGTGGACTTCGTGGGCGACTTCCAGTTAGCGCCCTTTTCCTTCTTCAGCTTCTCTTGCTTGGCAAGTTCCTTCTTAGTGAGGTCCCTGTCCTTGAAGCCGAGAAGGTTGGCGAGTTCCTGAACGGTCAGACCGGCGTTCTGAGCAAGGCTCTTGACGTTGCGCAGGCTTGCACGGTCCGACTCCTGAATGGTGGCAACGGCCTGGTATGCGCGCTTGACCATCTCGGGATCGGTGATGCCGGAGTACGCTGCAAGGTCACCAATCGACATAACGAGGTTGGTGGCACGGTTAGTTGACTTCTTCGAGCTGAGGCCGTGCGACTGGGCGGCACGGGTGTACAGCGTGCCGTACTGGAACATGTCCTCAACGGCGTACGGCGTCTGAGTTCCGTAGTCCTTGAGGGTGTTGATCTGCCTGGAGGCGTCCTTAGAGTTGACACCCATCTTCTCAAGTGCGCTCTGAGACTGCATGATCGAGTCAGCAGCCTTGACACCGAGATACGACATGGCGGAAGCCGCAGCAAGCAGAGGCGTAACCATGTTGCGGTTGATGTTCCGCCCGAACTCGCTCACAGAGGTGCCGAAGGAATTGAGCTTCTGGCCCATGTTGTAAGTGGCCTTAGTCCAGCCCTTTTCGGCCTTCTTGGCGTTGTCCTGGAGAGACCTGACAGTTGCGTCGTTCGCCCTGATCTGCTGCGCTGACGCCTTCTTGGCGGCCTGAGCCGCAGCAATAGCACCTTGAGCCGATGCAATGTTGCGAGCCTTCTCGTAGTTCATCGTGGCGAGAACTTCGGCCCTGCGGGTGTTGTACGCGGACGTGTAAGCGGCCTGCGCCGTACGAGCGGCCTTGACTGCCTCAGTGGCCTCCATCTGGGCCTGTCGGATGACGAGAGTCGACAGCTTCTTGGCCTGGGCCTCACGGGCCTGGGTCTGCTTGAGGTTCTCGGCCTCGACCCTGCGCTGTTCAAGGATCTCTGCCGCGGCCCACTGCTTAGCCTCGTTGATGCGGACAAGGGAAAGCCCCTTGTTCTCCTTCATCATGGACGAGACATTCTTGGTGTACGAAGCGGCTACTTCGGAGCCGTAACGCACTTCGAGATTGCGGGCGTTGAGGGCAATGCGCTCACGCTGACGAGCTGCCTTCTCCCTGGCAACCGTCCGAGATACCTCAGCCTTGGCCTCTGCGTCCGTGACGGCAGCGAATGCCTTGATCTGGGCAGCAGCCTCAGACTGGTTGTACGCCTTGCGCTTCGCGGCGGCTTCCTGCTCCAGCTTCACACGCTTGGCGGCCTCTTCGCCGTAGCGAGCGGTTACGTACTCTTCGAGCTTGGCCCGGAGATTCGCAGTCTGCCGGGCAAGCGTCTCAGTCTTCCCACTGAATGCAGCGATTTCCTTCTCGGCACGCTCAAGCTGTGCCTTCAGCTGGGACTGATCCAGCTCGGGGGTAATCTTGATCCAGGCGTTTCCGACCTTGATGCTTCCAGATTCGGCCATCGGTCCCCCTTTAGAGGTTGTTCATTCGACTGAAGAAATCCACCACCTCATGCGTCGAGGCGTAGGCCGGCGCTTCAGGCTCGATGACTTCTTCCTCTTGGCCGGGTCGCGGCAGGGGAGCAGGAGCGGCTATCTCTTCCGCGTCCTCACCCGAGTTGGCTTGGTAGAAAAGCCAGTTGGAAAGCTCAAGGGCGTCAGAGACCCGAGCGAGTATGTGTTCTGAGTTGGACCACTCGGCGGACTCGTCAATGGCCGCCGCCAGGGACGAGCGCCCCGGTTGATTGAGTAGAGATCCAATCAGGACGTTGATCCGGCGTATGGAGAGCTGTCCACGCCATAGATCCAGAAAGTCAACCCCGAAGAACTGAAGCAAATCTGCTTCCAGCTCTCCGGGGAATTTCCGGATGATGTAGACAGCTCGGCTCAGTTTCCCGAGATCTGGTTGATCTTCTCGTTGAACTCCTGGAAGTCACGGATCGTCGGCTTCGACTTCCGGTACTCCTGCCACTGGGCCTCACCGAGGACGATGCGGACGGCCTCAAAGTCGTTGTCCGCGAAGACGACATCGACCGGGTAATCCAGCGGGGACGGCAGAACGTAGACCTTGCCGTTGTGCTCGACGGTGATCTCATCGCCCTTCGCCTCAGCCTCAGCGGCACCCAGCTCGGCGTCTGCGTCGGGAACCTCGGTCTCGACAACGACCTCATCGGCGGGCTTGGCGGGCTTGGCGGCAGTCTTCTTCGCAGCAGTCATGTGAACTCCAAAGGAAGTAAAGGGGTTTGGGTGGGTGTGAGAGAGGCCGGGAGATCAAACCCTCCCCGGCAGAGGGGAGTCATTTGCATGGACATCAGCGGAGGCGGAGACTGGTCCTAGAGCGTCCGATCATGTCGGGCGTGCCGTCTCGAATCAGAAGGGAGACGGCTATGGTGAATTACAACGACCCGGCTTCGCTCGAAGCGGAGGCTCGGAAATATCGGTCTTGGGCCGAGGACAAACAGGAAACGATGGCTGCCCGACGTCAGCACGGAGAAAAGCCCTCCGAGCAGGACGAAAGGCAGCTCAGGCGACTTCAGCGGGAAGCGGCAGAGTATGAAGAGACAGCGCAGAGAATGCGCTTCGGCCCTTCCGCAACGCATGAAAACCAAAGTTCCCTGAACGAGCAGGCCAAGAGGTATCGCACCTGACGGGGGAGGGCCCAGGTGGGCCCTCCCCGGCAAGGGAGTTGGGAATTAATTCCCGAGGATCACGGACCGACAGGGGCCGTCATGTCCTGGTTCGTCAGGACGTAGCCGAGCGTGCCGTCGGAGTCGAGGGCGTCAATGGTGAGCTGGTACTCCTGAGCCGCGTTCCGAACGAGGGTGATAGCACCTCGGTCCTGGATCATCGACCGCGGGATGACGACGCGGTTGAGGTGCGAGCCCTGGCCCCAGTCCACGACGAGGGAAATCTCCTGAAGGTCCGGCGTGCTGGACAGGTCCAGGCGCCAGGTGTCGACAGCGCCGCCACCCTGAGGCGTGATGCCAACCCAGGAAGCACCCCAGAACAGTTCCGTGGTGTTGATGTTGGTCTCAGCGAAGGTGGCTGCGACGGTGAAGGTCGCAGCGCTCACGTTGAACAGAACCGGGACGGCGCTCTGCCACACGTTGACCGGGTCGGCGGTCACGGTCGGGGTGATCACAACACCCGCGTCAGTGACGTAGCCAAGGGACTTGTAGCCGGTCGGGGCGGTCTTGCCGTCACCCACCGCAGTGGGCAGCGTTGCGCCTACGGCAGGCGCGATGTAGACAGCGCCATTGGGCGCGAAACGGATCTTCGAGGCGTCGGTATTGGCCATGCAGGCTCCTTTGGGAAACAAAAAACGGCCCCAAAGGGACCGTTAAGGCTGCGGAGTTGTGGGGGTCAGTCGTCAGCTACGAGGTACAGACAGACCTCGCCCGAGTACGCGGGCTCAAGGGATTGCATGTCCGGGTGCCAGCTCGGGGCGGCTTGCTCACGCACGTCGAGCACCAGGACGCCGTTGATGCTCTGTCCTGGCAGCTTCTCAAGTAGGTATTCCCGGACGGTGAAGGCGAGTGCGCCGGCCTCAGCCGGGCTCTCGGCGTACACGTCGTAGAGGACGTACAGGCGGTCAACCCGGTCCCGCTTGCTGCGGTAGCCCCCGGACAGCATGAGGTAGATGGTCGTCTCTCCCACAGACCGGCCTACGAGAGTGCCGGTGACCGCACCTGTGGGGATCTCAGGGATTGACCTGAGGTAGCTGACAAGCAGGGGTATCGGATCAGCTCTCATTCGACCCGCTCACTCTCGAGTACGGATCGGAGATAGAACCGGCCTGCGTGCCGACGTCCTGCCGGGTCGCGGTAGCCGCGCTCCTGGAGCATCGCGTGCCTCGCGCGGTCGTTCTCCTCGATCACGACGTAGCCGACCCACTCATCCCCGACCTGTTCGACGTAGGGGTGAATGTTCTTCTTGATCGAGTACGTGTCAGTGGTGACGTGAGGGCCGCGGGGGGCGGCCTTGATCATGTTGCCCGCCATCTCACCTGTCTTGGCGGCGACAAGGGCTCTGACCTGACCAGACTTCATGAGCTTGGTTTCAAAGCCGTTGTCGGTCTCGAAGGTGAAGTGCTTGGTCCCAGAGCGGGTGTACTGCTTGCCTCGCTTCGGAGTGGGCATTACTTAGTCACCCCCCGGACGTTGATCATGGTGTATTGACGAGCGCCCAGACTCCACTTCCATGGCTCGCCCTCGGGCGTCCAGAGCTTTGCCTGAAACAGGATTTGGTCGGACGAATCCACCTCCAAGTTGCCAGGGAGATAGATCGTCGCCTTGTTCGTGGTCGTCTCCCGGACGGGAGTCTCTGCCTTGTGCGACCGCAGGTAGGGGACGCCAGCACCAAGCCCGGACCAGACAACCGTGTATGTGTCCCAGTCGCGGTGATGGCCGTAGGCGTCCTCTACGAGCGGCGTTCGGCGAACTTCGATGTAGTCATTGAAGAGGGCCAAAGGGGGACTCCTGTCATCAGTTTCGTGTCAAGGAGATCGACCCCAGAGGCGGCCGGTACTTGGTCAGCATCGACTTTGCGGCCTCCGAGAGGCCCGAGTTGTAAGCGCTCTGCGCGTACTCGACTTGCAGGTCTCCGGTCTTCTCCATGACCGTGCCAGGAGAGACGGAGAGCCATCGAATGACCTCGGAGCAAAGGGCCGCTCTGACGGTGGCCGGCACAGTGGTCCAGCCCCAAGAAGCGGTCACAGTGAGGGTGCTGCCATCAGCAGCACAGGGGACGTACAGGGATCGACCTCGGACGTACCAGTCCGCTTGGTCCAGGTCCCCGACGCCAACCAGCGTCACGGAGGAGATGGCCAGGCCAGGGAAGAGGGCAGACGCCAAGGGCGCCTTGCCCCCCTCTACCTGTGCCTCAAAGGACTCGTCTGTGTGTCTCTGGAAATCTGTCCAGCAGTAATCCACGACGAGCCCGGTAGCGTCATCTATGAACGCTGAGATCCTGGCTTCCTCCGTGGCGTCCGTCGCAGGTCGCCCGAGACGGGCGATCACATCGTCAGTCGTCACGAGAGCCATAGGGATCAGGTGGTGGACTCGGTGATGGAGACCTTCAGACCACGGACGAACTTCTCGCCGATGACCGTGCCACGGACCGAGTAGTCAGGGTCTTCCTTGACGGTGGCGAGACCGTACATGGTGTCGAGGCCGATCGTGTCAGCCTTCTTGCCGTAGTCGTAATCGACCAGCATTCGGGTAGCGACGCCGTTGACGTTCTGGACGGAGCCGGTAACCGCACCCATCGGGATGGCGGGGCAGGCGGAGGCCAGGAGAAGCGCCGACTTGTGGAAGAGGTACATCTCCAGGCCGAAGCTGTTGTGAATGACGATGTCGAAACCGTAGATACGGCCGATCACGGCCCGACGCAGGGCGTTGGTGTCACCGGAGTAGTCGACCGCAACGAACTCGGGGTCCTTCAGGAGGATCGCCTCGACCTCGGGGCCGGCGATCAGGAACCGCTCAGAGACCGGAACCTCAGCCAGGTTGAGCGCCATACGCGCATCGACCAGAGCGGTACGCAGGGCCAGGGCCCGAGCCGACATGTTCGCCGGGGTGCCATCCGACTTCGGGAGGGTGACAGTCACGTCGCCACCGACCGCAGTCTTCTGACCAGCGGTCAGAGAGCTTCGGTTGACGTTGGCCTTGATGAAGGCCGCCGTGGTGTCATCGAAATACTCGGCGAAGCCCCTCGTGAGCTTGCTGAGAACCTGAGTGCCGAACTGGCGGAGGTCGAAGGCAACCTGCTCCATCGAGAGCGAGGTCGCGTTCGAGGCCAGCGTGGTGAGCTGGACCGGGAACCGGGACTCGTTGACGAAGCCATTCGGGGCCCGACGGTCGGCGGACGGAAGCGGCCTGTCCGTGGCTGCGGCGAAGACGTTCTTGTCACCGGTGATCGGGTTGACGATCGGGGAAGAGATGCCCCCGGCCTGGACCGGGATACCTCGGGACTCGCGGTTCACGTTGATGACGTCACCGATGCCACCGCGGAAGTTCAGTTCCGAGTATCGGGCCGGGATGGCACCAAGGGTGAGCTGTCGGTCCAGGATGCCGAGAGCGGCGATCGTGACCTGAACCGGGTCCAGATTAAAGTGATGCGTGGTAGCCATTAAGCCTCCATGAGGGCATTAAAAAAGCCCCCCAGATGGAGGGCTGAACGGAGGGAAGGGAGAGGCTTAGAGGAAAGCCCCACCCGCGATGTAGTCCGCCAGATCGGAAGGATTGATACTGGTGAACTCGCCATTGCCGCCCTTGTTGTGGCCGGCGCCTGCGATCTGCGGGAAGCCCGTTCCGGAATTCGCCTGCTTAGGCAGGGACTCAATGAACGACTTGACCGCGTCCGTGTCCGGGCGCGAGTCCTCACCCGTGAACCGGTTGAGGTCGAGGAAAGAAAGGTCAGGGAGTTCAGCGCCAGCACCTACGGCCTGAAGCCGCAGTTCAGCACTGACCAGCTCAGTGGAGACCTCTCCAAGGGCGGACGTCCGGCCCTCGGTGCGTGCGACCTCAATAGCGGCCTGCTGCTCGGTCTGGAGCTGCTGAAGCTCGGTACGCGACGTGTTGTAGTTGGTCTCGTTCTGTCGAGAGAGAGCCTTCCAACGGTCGCGGTCGGCAATGACCTCTTCCAGCGTCGGACCAGCGGGAGGAGTCGGAGGATTTCCCTCGTTACCAGTCTGTCCGGCGTTGTCGTCCTGAGTAGTCATACGTTGTTCCATTTCGGAATGGACTCACCATTTCGGCGGGTCAGGGCTTAGCCTCGTGGATCTTCCGGTTTGCGTTCCCGGAGTTCCCCTGAGGAGGCTTGTTGGGATTGGGCTGCTGCCCCTGTGGCGGTACCTGAGGCTGGGGCATGAGCTTCTGAATCTCTGCCTGAGCCTTGGCGTCCTGCTTCCGCATTTCGCGGAAGTCGGCAATCTGGGCGGCGGAGAATCCGGCCTCAAACCACAGGAATTCAAGAGGCACATCGAGCTGCTTCATCTTGAGCAGTGCGTCAATGTGCTGGGCTTCGGTGCGATATTCGGGGTCCTTCCAGCGTGTCTCCATCTCGAAGGCGTCCTTGCGTTTGTCATTCTTGACCGCGAAGCAGATTCGAATGACTCGCTCCCACGCTTCACCGAAGTGGAGCATCCGCTCTCTCACCTTGGCGACAAGCCCGGCTTCTGCCGAGATGATCGCCTCACCGGAAGGGGCGGTAGTCGTGTTGACCAGGAAGTAATGACTGGGGACCCTCGAAACAGTCGCGAGGTGCTGGACGAGCATGTCGACCAGATCCACGTAATTGGACAGGTCAGCGGCAGCGAAGGAACCGAACTTGGCGTTCGGGTCTTCGGCCTGAAGTAGCTTGTCCTGGCCGACGTTGTACGGCTCAACAGGATTGCCCTGGGCGTCTTCCTGGATCTCCAGACCAGTGACAAAACGCTGGGGGAAGGCCGCGAACTCGGACGCGGTAAGCGCGTCCATGGTCGTCTTGTTGATCGCATCCTGAATGGGGATGCAGTTGACCAGTTCAGAGACAGGGTCCATGCCGAGTCGAGAGCGATTCTCGAAGGGCACTACAGGAACGATGCCGAGAGGGTTGGGCTTGGTAACGCCTCGGTCCCACTCGGTAGTGCCGTAGGCCACCTCATAGACGTAGTCCTCAGTCCATAGGGTGACCTGCTGCCGGCCCCATGAGTCCGTCTCGAAGCGGGCCGCGGCCTCCAGCTCCCACAGGGAACCGGCCTTATAGGAGACACCCATACGAGAGCCAGGTACGGGGGTGATGGTCGGCTCACCCTTGGCGTCCGCCCACACAACGACGTACGAGGTACCCGTGATCAGGGCTTCGAGGTGCACCGACGACGAGTAGGCGTCCATGCTGGACCGCTGCCAGAACTCCCGTGCATCCTTGCCGTCGTCCTCTCCGGAGATCCGGAAGGAATCAACGTGAAGCCGCTCGTTCGTGGAGTCGACGATGGTTCCACAGAAGTTGTCTCGCCACTGCTCGAAGACAGAGGCGAACGCCGCCTTGTACTTCATCTGCGAGAAAGCGAGCTTCTGCTGTTCGCCCTCGTAGTACTGCGAATACTTCTGCGAGTCGTGAAGCGGTCCCGGAACCTTCCCGTACAGGTACATGAGCCACTGATCAGGAGTTTCCGGCTTACCTATGAATGCCGTGTGACTTCCAGGGGGGACGATCATAGGCGGGCCTCTTTCTAGAAGCCCACGACACGTGACCTTCTTAGCTTCATTCGTCCATCAGCGATGGCATCTGCTCGTGCCTCCATGGCGATTACTGCGCACACAGCGAGGTCGATTTTCCGTTTGGATCTGGGGGAGTCTTTTTGGATGAGAAGACCCTGAGGGACTTCCCTGGTAACGGCGTTGAGGACATGCCGAGTAAGGCGAGGATCACCGTCGTGCTTGAGGTCGCCCACCATTGCGGCGGTGCGGAAACGCTCGACGGCCTGAACCATCCGAGTAGGTTTGTTGGTCCAGAACTCGAATACGGTGTCGTCGCCATGCGTGATGGACCATCGCCCAATGGCTTCCTGCCAGTAAGGCGGGTCGGCGTACATCCACGCCACGCGGTATGTCTCGAAGGCTCGATGAACCGCAGCTTCTACCGCGAGAACATCGACTTCCCATTCGTCATGAGCGTGTTCTGGGCGTTCCCAAACACCAATGACAAACAGTTTGGCGTCTCGTAGGCGGACGCCCACAATCCCTGTCGCGTCTCCGCGGATAGATCCATCGAAGCCGAGGGCTATCTGATCGCCGGGCTTGATGGGGTCCTGGTCGTCCTCACGGGCATCCCACTCGGGCTTACTCATCCAACCGTCCGAAGACTCTGCAATGCGGTTGCAGAAGAAGCGGAGGTAAGTGGAGTCGGGAGTAGTACGGTCGTAGAGGATCGTGCGAGTCAGGCCGGTAATGTCGGCCCAACTGGCATCGCCATACGCCTCGGTGAGGGCCTGGCGGACCTTGGCCTCATCCCGCATCTCGTCAGGCTCGATAGAGCCTTCAATGCAGTCGTACAGCCAAAAGCCCTGGGTGATCATGTCACTCTCGTGAATGACCTGGGCGACGCTGTCCTCGTTGGGGTTATAGGCGTTGGTCGTGGTTACCCAGCGGGAACCGACCGCAGCCAGCTTCTCAACGTTGCGCTTGAGGGTCTGGAAGAATTCCGGGCCGCCGTTGCTGCCCACCCAGTGGTGGACCTCGTCCATCAGGACGAACGTGGGCCTGTTGCCCTCGTTGGTACGGCCGGCAGTCGCCTTCGGCTTGATGGAGCCAGGCTTACCGGTCTTGAACTGGATGACAGCCTTGCCGATGTCGAGGCTGTATTCCTTCTCGGCAGGAGACTCGGACAGGCAGCCACGGATGAACTCCATGGTCTGTTCGGTCTGCTCGTACGCCGTGGCACCGACCTGCACAGTGGGCAGGGCAACCGCCTTCGCCACCGGAAGCCCGAAGGCGTTGAAGTGGGAGAAGCGGCAAGGGCCGATGAACTCGACGATCGCCAGCGTGGCGAGAAGAGGTGTCTTACCCCATCCCTTAGCACGCCGTAGCGTTCCAGCCGAGTAGCGCCAGGTTCCATCAGGCTTGATCGCGTAGAACCAGAGGACGAACCGAAGCTGTTCCTTGGTGAACTGCCAGGGCTCGCCCGCTCGGTCTCCGTCAGGCTGAACGATGTACCTGCTGCACCAGCGGATGACCTCGTACCCCAAGGTCTCCTTGGGGGAGGGAACCCCCTCAGGCAGATTTCCTGTCTGCAAGGGCGTTCACCTCTATTCAGTCACTCAGGAGTCGGAACAGCTCCTCATCTAGGTCTGTGTTGGTTGGTTCAGCAGCGGCCGTCTCGTCGGCCTGGTCCTCGGGGTCCTCAAGGGACATGCGCAGTCGCGCCCTGTCCTCGGTGGTCGCACCCCACTTGGCAACGCGCTGCCGGATCTCACCAGCGAGCTTCACGTCTCCCTGGTAGAAGGCGTCCACCAACTTCACAGTGATCTCAAGCTCGGCCCAGTCGGTCTCAGCCCATGCGCCGGCCTGCGGCGAGGTCGCCCACGTCCGCCAGAAGCGGCGGGCGCCAGCACTCTTGATTCCGAGGCCCGGCGGGAGGGCTCGGCCCTCGGTGGTCGAGGAGCTGAGTGTCTGCGCGTGCAAGTGCTTGTTGCGTCGCTGGGCGTTTTCCTTCGGCTTCGGTCCGCGGGTCATCAGAGCCTCACCGCTCCCGGATCGATCCCGTAGAGGTCGCCCAGCTCCTCAAGCTCGAACAGGGCGTCCTGACGCCAGGACCGCTCAGCGGCCTTGCTTGGCCGGCGCTTCGGTACCTCAGGCCCGCAGAAGTCGTAGGGGCAGTCAAAGCACCTGCCGTTGCACGCGGACATGGGACACCTCCGAAGGTGAGTAAGTAGGAATGAAAGAAGCCGCCCTCAGGGGGCGGCAGTGATGGTGTGCCTGACCGGATTCGAACCGGCGTCGCCTCCGGGAAGGGAGGAGTCCTAGCCGCTAGACGACAGGCACCGTGCTTCGCTCCCCTGATCAGGGGCAGTTTCAGCACCTACGGGCGCTACCCGTATGGCTCCCAGACCTGGACTCGAACCAGGGACAACACGGCTTAACAGGCCGCTGCTCTGCCGACTGAGCTATCGGGGATTGATTCACCCACGGTCTTCGCCGTAGGTCTTGGTGCGGTGTCAGGGGCCGTCAATCCCGCCCTCAGCCCTGGCGTAGATGCGAGGTCCCTTGCGCGCCCGCAGCATGAAGACATGACTGACGTGCTGCTCTACTCGACGGATACCGTTCCCGCCTGCCACATCACAGGGAGTTGGGGCATCTACTGGGTGAGAAGCAGCGGCCCTCTGGAGGAGGTGCTAGAAGGGGTCAAGGCAGGCGTTGCCGAATGGGGAGCCCAAGCAGTGGTCGGACTGCGGATTGAGCCGATCCCGCTCGTTCACGGGGCCGGGGGAGTGGCAACCGAGGTCCGATACCTGGTGTACGGAACCCCCGTCACTTACGAGGGCGGGGCCTGACTCAGCGGCCCTCGCTGTACGTCTTGTGCTTGTGGCACGTCTTGCAGAGAACCCACAGGTTGTCTGGCTCCCAGGAGCCACCGCGGGCTACCGGAACGATGTGGTCAACCTCCAGCTCTTTGTGCGATCCGCACTGCTGGCAAGTGAACCGATCTCGAACAAGTATTCGAGAGCGACGCTTCGACCAATCCCTCGGCCTCGAAGCATTTCGAGCACTTGTTCTATTCCAGCTCTTCCGAGTCTGGTGGTCGAGGCATCGGCCGTCCCTGGCCGAGGGGACCAAACAGCCTGTGTTCAGGCAGATGCTTTTGGCTCTCGGCATGGTCTCTCCTGTGGTCTGTGGCCCCGGCCGGGTACTGGTCTGGCGGCCGGGGCCGTGCCCTGGATGCCTAGTCAGGAGCCTGGACTCAACCGACGGATCAACAGGGAAAACTGGTACAGATGAGACTTAGTTAGTACTTGAAAGTATGACAGTCAGGGAGTTAGGCAAGGTTCCTTAAGAACTCATTAAGACACTCACTAGTTCTTCACAACTTGTACTCATCTGTGATGTTCGCTCGCTCGTTTCACTCGCTCTCTCACTAAGGATGTCGGTGTCAAAGCCGTTGGTCTGGGACAGAGTTGACCTCAAGTGAGGCCCAGGTCACACCGTCACAGACTCAAGATCCAGCCATCACGGAGTCAACCCATTGAAGGTTCGTACACCGAAGGAACTTGATTTCGTGACAACCCGTCGGTACCTTGGATGAAACTTCGAGAGGACCGCCAGACATGACCAAGCTGCCGGACAACGAGACCCTAAGACGCTTTTTCCGCGAAGGTCTGACCGATAAGGAAATCGCCAAGGCTTTCGGCTGCTCAGTTCAGGCGGTCAATATGCGGTTTACGCAAATTGGTCTTGAGCGAAAGCCATTCGCTAATACGGCTGCCGCCATTCTGGAAGCTGCTTGGCCGCGGGATGAATTCGATCGGAGTAAGTTCAGTCGCTTCAACCGCGTACGCGACCTCTCGTCGTTCATACGCAGTCGTCTCGGGGACTCAACGCTGACGGAAAAGCAGCTACAACGGGCCGAGCGCTTCGCGGCTCACCTTGAGCTGAACGGCCTCATCCTGACGCTCGACTGGAGCCAAGAGAACCCGTGGGTGTTCGAGCCCAGGGAGTCATCAGATGGCAGACTAGTCATCCGCTGGCCCGAGGGTCGAGAGCTGCCCAAGGGTCCCCACCTGGAGGCGATCTCCCTCCCTCCCGCTCCGACTGAGTCCGAGAGTGACGCGGGGATAGATGCCTGATTCCACTCTAAACCGGACAATCTAGAGCCTTCCACGGAACCCCGTGGGGGGCTCTCTGCGTTTACTTTGCCATCTCTTTACCTTAGTTACTACAACCAATTTGGGAGTCCACTTCCTGGAAAGTCGAGTATTGCCGTCACGCGATCAAGCTGTATTGTGAAAGCAGGGGGAAGGTCCTCTTCCACTTACGGATCTGTGACTCGGTCGGTGAACAGATGAACATAACGCGCACGTGGCTGGGTGAGATTTCTCGGGGGCAGGCGGACAGGCCAGTCCGTCAACACACCTGGGATGCTCAGACAGTTGAGGTGCGAGCGGACTACGACACCTTGGGGGTGCTGGTCCTCTACACACAGGGAGTGGTGGGTGACTGGGTGGACCTGGTCATCTCGGATCTGTCCCTTGACTCAATCACCGGACCTCGGATTCACGCCCTGGAACGTGAACTTGGGGCTCGTGTCTCCGCGTTGGAGATCGCACGGACCACTTACGGCCGTGGCCACGCCGAGATCCCCGGCAGCAGCGCGTTCACCGTCATCAGACTGAGCAACCTAGGAGGCATTGCGCATTGAGTGTTGAGAATCAGCCGCGGTCGGTCTCACAGACAGAGCAGTACGAGAAGTGCGCATGGCGCTGGTACCTCCAGCGGGTAGAGCGTGTACAGCCCAGACCGGCCGCGTGGAGCTTCCATGGGACGGCCTTCCACTCCGCCGCAGAGGCGTTCGAGAGGTCGTCTCGTACGTTGGAGGCCGATGAGGTCACGGACCTCTTCCATGACCAGTACACGGACATGGTGAACAAGGCCCTGGAGCTGGAGCCCAACACGGACAAGTGGTTGGCCGCAGGGCGCTACACGGGCGGCGAGGACATCGAGCGCCGCTACGTCCTGGGGATGGACCAGACAGCGGCCTACGTCGAGTGGAGCAAGGTCAATCGGCCGGCACTCTGGACGGAGCCGAACAAGGGAGGGCCGGCACTTGAGTTGTCCTTCATGGTCGAGCTGGGTGGCATCAAGGTGCGCGGCTTCATCGACCAGGCCCTCGAAGAGGATGAGGTCGAGTGCGAGGAGGACGAGGTCAGGGTCCGGGACCTGAAGACCGGCACCATGAAGTCCAAGTTCCAGCTTCAGACGTACGCCGTGGCGATGCGTCAGCAGTGGGGCGTGAAGGTCAAGCGCGCTGACTGGTACCTCGCCAAGACGGGCAAGCTGTCCCGGCCTGTGAAGGTGGACCAGGTGAGCGAGGACGAGATCGGTCAGAGGTTCGCGGACATGGACGCAGGCGTGAAGCGTGGGGACTTTCCCGCTAACCCCGGCTTCGATTGCAACTTCTGTGATGTATCGCACGGGTGCATATTTTTTTCATCCAAAACTTGAATCCGTGACGAAGGTGATCTAGCTTGGGATTAGAGGAAAGGAAAGAATATTTACAGCCTTGCGCAATCAGTGTTGGTCAAGGGGGCGGCAGGGGAGCCGCTCCCTTCGCCGTTCAAGGGCCTGGCCGCTCATGAAGTCGAGTTCCGGCGTGGTGAGTTCTCGCTCATCGCTGCCGGCCCCGGCACAGGCAAGTCCCTGTTCGCCCTGAACCTGGCGCTGTTCGGCGGCATCCCGGTCATGTACTTCAGCGCGGACTCCAACGCTGCAACCCAACTCACCCGCGCCACAGCCATCCTGACGGGCGACAACGTGCGGGATGTGAAGCGGAAGCTCCTGGCCGACGAGTTCGACGAGTACATGGGGTACCTGAACAAGCGTTGGTGGATTCGGTTCGACTACGACGCCAGGCCCACCCTGAAGGACATCGAATCGAGGCTCAGGGCCTACTTCGAGGTCTTCGGGATGTTCCCCCACCTGATCGTGGTGGACAACATCACGAACGTGGCGGGGGATAACCCGGCCGGTGACGCGGAGAGCTTCACGTTCGGACTGGAAGCCATGTGTGAGTACATGTCAGAGATGGCCCGGTACACGGGCGCTCATGTGCTCTCGCTCCACCATGTCACGGGGGAGCACAGTGACGGTCTCAACCCCATCCCGTTGTCGGGCGTGAAGGGCAAGATCGGCCGAGTCCCGAACGTCATCCTGACGCTCTTCAAGGAGATCGACGGCATGGACGGGCGCATCATTCACGCCTCTCCCGTCAAGAACCGCGAGGGGTTCGAGGACTCCAGCGGGCAGACGTACAGCTCGTACGAGTTCAACTCAACGAACATGCGGCTCACGGACATCGCCAACACCCTGTAAGTGAGATAGGCCACAGCCCAGATGGATCTTAAAACTTGAATCCGTGACGAGGTCGGCCTATATTGGAAATAGGAAAGGGGCGGGGAAATGAACGGAAGAACTTGCGGGTACAGCCTTCAGAGGGAAATCGTGGATGTCCTTCTGGATGAGAACCCCGAAATCTCAGGCAATGAGATTCGAAATGCTGGTGGGGGTGTTGTCGCTCTCGTCCTCTCGGTCGAGAAGCCGAAGCGAATGCGTCTCTACCGTCTGGCCAAGGAACTGAAGTTCCACTCTCGTCACAGTGCCGCTCAGGTGGTTGCAGTGACGATGCCTACGGCAGGCGGGCCGGCATGGGAAGTTCTGCCCCTCTCGTACCTCCAGGCGCTTGCCGACGAGGCAGCAGACCTCAAGAGCCAGCACAGGCTTGAGGCGGCCCTGAGAGCCAGTGCCCGCTAAGCCCCGAGCCGGATACCGGCAGTGCTCAAAGTGCGAGAAGAACAGGGCCGTTCGGTTCTTCACCCCTCAGGGGCGGGTGTGCTCGACCTGTAGGAAGAAAACCCGCAGGGCCTCGTCACACGAAGCGCGGGTGACCAACACCTACGGCCTAGAGCCTGGCGAGTTTCAGGCCCTCATGGACTACCAAGGCGGCGTGTGCGCCATCTGCGGACAGCCAAGGCGTTACCGGCTCGACGTAGACCACGACCACAAAACCGGCCTGGTCCGAGGACTCACCTGTCGACTGTGCAACCGGCGAATTCTGCCGGGCGCAAAGGACAACCCCGAAACGCTGCGATCCGCAGCTGACTACCTAGATGACCCGCCCGCAGTCCGCTTTCTTGGACCGCGCTTTCACGTGGATACACGAGGAGTTACCGATGAGTGAGGCATCCATCAAGCTCGACTACCGCAAGTGGCGGGGCGAGAAGGAATATCTGGGCTGTACCAATCGGCAGTACAACTTCCCCGTCCACGTGAGGCGGATCGGTGAACCGACCCCGCAGCTCGGTAAGTAAGCCTCCGATCGCTGCGGTTCTAAAGCACTACTACTCAATAGACGTAAAAGAGCGGGCAGGGTGGTCAAAGACACTCTGCCCGCTTCACGTTGAGGAGAACCCCAGCGCCTCGGTCAGTACCGAGAAAGACCGATGGAACTGTTTCGTCTGTCAGGTCTCTGAGGACTCGATAGACGTTGTGATGCGAGAGGAAAAACTTGGCTTCCGAGAAGCCCAGGCATGGGCACATGCCCGGTTCGGTGGAAGCGGCGAAAACGTACTTCCAGCAGTTCAAGGGGAGCCCGGCCGAGGAGTACATCAAGGCTCGCGGCCTGGCGGACGTAGCCGAAAGGTTCACCCTCGGGTACGTCGGTTCGGCGCAGACTGGTCATGAGCAGTATTCGAGAAGCCTGGTGGTCCCGTATCTGCGCCCTGCGGGTGGGCCTCATGCAGTAGCGACTCTTCGCTTCCGCTGCATAGCCGACAAGTGCGTACGGGACGAGGCCGGCAACTACCTGGCGCCCTCCCGCAAGGAGAACCACCGCGGGCATGGAAAATACCTGTCGCTTCCCGGTGACATGCCACGGCTGTTCAACACCCGCTCTCTGATTGTCAGTTCCCCGTTCATCGTCCTCACTGAGGGCGAGTTCGATGCGATGGCGTGGGAGTCGGTTGGGGCGCCGGCCGTCGCTTACCAGGGCACAGGGAATTGGCGCGACCACTTCATCCCCACACTGCTCGGATTCGGGACGGTCTACATCATCGCTGACGGAGACGACCCCGGCATTGCCGCCGCCGAGAAGCTAGCTGCCCAACTGCCTAACGCCAAGGTCATCATCCTTGGCGATGGCCACGATTCAAATTCTTACCTTCACGAGTTCGGGGCTGCTGCCCTGCGAGAAAGGATCGGCCTTCAGTGACGTCGATTTGGGAGCCCGGTACACGAGTCCGGGTCAAGGCATCTGTCGAAGACGCAACGGCCGGGATGGTCGGCGTAGTTGAGCCAGTCGAGTACGCCCAGCGTGAGGCCGCAACTTCCGTGGTGCTGGACATTGCCGAGGGCGTGACCACCGGTGTCGGCGCCTTCTTCTACGACAACGAGCTGGAGGCGGAGTGACTTACAAGATCGGTGACGAGGTCATCATCGCGGCCCCTTCTACTAAGTGGGCTCAGCAGTTCAAGGGCGAGCGCGGAACCATCGTGGACATCGTTGACGGGGAGCCGTACGGATTCAACGTGAAGCTGGAGCAATGGTCACTTGGCTTCGCGGAATCCGAGTTGGTGGCTGCTGACCTCGTAGATGTGCTGGACGAGATCAGCGAAGCCCTCTGGGTCAAGGTGATGGAGCCTGTTGAGGACGAGGTGAATCACCCCTCGCACTACAAGTGGCTTCCGAATGGCCTTGAAGTAATCGACATCACCGAGAACCTGATGAACAACCTCGGGAACGTCGTGAAGTACGTGCTTCGGGCGGGTCACAAGACGGAGGACCCGCTTACGGACCTGCGTAAGGCCGCTTGGTACATCGAGCGCGAGATCAAGCGTCTGGAGAGTGTGTGAAGCGTGTTGTAGTTGTCTCCGACGTCCAGGCGCCCTACGAGGACAAGCGGGCACTGAAGAACGTCATCCAGTTCATCGGGGAGTACCAGCCCGACGAGGTCATTCAGATCGGTGACCTCGTGGACTACCCCGCTCCGTCCCGCTGGTCAGCAGGGACACGGGCTGAGTTCGAGGGCAACGTCATCCGGGACTCTGAGTACACCAAGGCGAACTTCCTTGAGCCTCTGCGGGCCGTCTACAGCGGCCCCCTAGGTGTCCTGGAAGGAAATCATGACGAGCGCCCTCAGAAGTACCTTGCCAGTCGGGCGCCGGCCCTCGCCGCGGAAGACACCTATTACCGGTTTGAGAACCTGCTCGACTTCGCGGCCTACGACGTTCAGAAGCTCACGCCCTACTACGACTTCGCGCCCGGTTGGGTGGCGATCCACGGGCACGAGAGCCCCGGCATGAACCAGGTACCCGGAGCCACGGCTCGACTCAAGGCAGTGAAGGCCGGCACAAGCGTGGTCATGGGCCACACACACCGACTCGCGGTCTCGCCCCACACCACGGGCCACAACGGCAAGTTGAAGACGATCTACGGCTTCGAGGTCGGTCACCTCATGGACGTCCGTAAGGCGGGCTACCTGAAGAACGGCCCGGCCAACTGGCAGAAGGGCTTCGGCCTGTTCTACGTCGGCAAGTACAACGCCGTGCCCCACGCGATCCCGGTCGAGGATGACGGCTCGTTCGTGGTCGAGGGCCAGCGATTCGGAAAGATCAAGCGAGGGCCAAAGGGCCACTTCGCGCAGAAGGAAGTGCGATGACGGAAATCGACTGGGAGGCCCTTGAGCCCCTGGCCGAGAAGGTTGCTCGTGAGATCGCTGGTAAGTGGCAGATCGTTGAAGTCGACGATGTGAAGCAAGAGATCCTGCTTCACGCCTACTCGGAGAAGCACCTGATCGCCCAGTACCAAGGCAACACGGAAATCCTCCGGAAGGTCTTTTGGAACGCCGGGCGGCGGTATGCCGCGAAGGAGCGGGCCTACCTCGATCTCATGGACGATCAGTACTTCTACACACCGGATGAAGTCCGGGGAGTCATGCGGTCGTTCATCTACACCGATGCCGAGGTATCCGAGCAGATCGGCAAGAAGGATGACCTGACGCGCTGCGTCATCACGGACAACATCCTCTCTGCTCGACTGGACGCTGAGAAGGGCATCAAGCGTCTGAATCGGGATTACCAAGAGGTAATCATGCGGCTGTTCGTCTACGGGCTGACTCCTGATAGCGAGACCGACCGCAAGCGCGGATACCGGGCCATCGACGCCCTCACCGCGGAAATGAACCGCAACATCCGGACCGGAAGGTAACCATGCTCACCACTCTTAAGACGTACTCCGCCCAGGACCACAAGTTCAGCTTCCTCATCTCCTACACGAACGGGGGCGAGGGCGGCGCCACTCTGAGCGTCTTCGCTGGCAAGGACGCCGTGACTGTCGATCTCACGTCAGAGGACCTGAGCGCCCTCTCTTCCACCGTCGGTGAGGCGCACTACGCCTCTTCCTCCACCCTCGTCTGATCGGAGCCCCACCCACCTTGACTAACTGGAAGACCGAAACCGCCAAGACCGTCTATGAGCGCACGTACCGGCGCGAGAAGCCGAACGGTGAGCTGGAGACATGGCCCGAGACTGTACGGCGGGTGGTTGACGGGAACCTGGCCCTGGTCCCCGAGAGATACATCGAAGAGGGCGAGCGTGAGCGCCTGGTCGAGCTGATCGAGTCCTGGAAGGTGATGCCTGCGGGCCGTCACCTCAAGTCGAGCGGCGTCAACGACTACGCCCTGAACAACTGTTGGGCGGCTGGCTGGTATCCGAAGGACCCTGCCGAACACTTCACGTTCACCCTGCTGCGACTGGCCGAAGGTGGGGGAGTAGGCGCCAACTACTCGAACCACTACCTCGCGGAGTTCCCGGATGTGGTGACCTCGGTGAAGGTTCACATCGTCTGCGACCCTTCCCACCCTGACTATCTGGACATGGTGGAAGCCGGACTCATCTCCACTGAGTACGCCTACACGTGGGCCGGTGCCTACGGCGTCGAGGACTCGCGAGAGGGATGGGCTGAGGCTCTCGGGGATCTCGTCCGCACGGCTCACGATCCGGAGACCAAGCACCAGGACCGCGTGTACGACGTGTCCCGTGTCCGCCACAAGGGCGCTCCGCTGCGGTCGTTCGGTGGCACGGCTTCGGGGCCGGCACCGTTCGCAGAGATGCTGATTGAGGTCGGGAAGATCCTCACTCAGTCGGTCTTCGGGCCGGTCGAGTACGCCCCGCTCACGGGTATGGCCGGTATGGAGATCGACCACGAGATTGCTCGCTGCATCGTCTCTGGCGGCGTCCGTCGCTCCGCTCGCATGTCCATCATGCGGTGGGACGACCCGCAGATTGACGAATTCCTGGCCTGCAAGGCTGACCAGTCGAAGCACTGGACGACCAACATCAGCATCGAGATCGACGACGAGTTCCTTTGGGCCGTAGAGGACGGCCACATGGGCGCACAGCTCGTCCTCAACGCCCTTGCCGAGGGCGCTCTGTTGAACGGTGAGCCGGGCTTCTGGAATAGCTCCCTGAGCGCTGTGGGCGAGGTCGATGGGGTCTACACCACGAACCCTTGTGGTGAGGCTCTGCTGACGCCTGCGGAGCCGTGCAACCTGGGCTCGGTCAACCTCGGCGCGTTCGTGGACGAGTCCGGGAACCTGGATTCTGAGGGCCTCGTCGAGGCTCACCGGCTGGTGACTCGGTACCTGATCCGGGCTACGTGTGCGAAGGTCGCTGACCCCAAGTCGGCTGTGGCCATCGCCAAGTACCGCCGCATCGGCGTTGGTCACACGGGGTTCGCCGATCTCCTGGCCAAGATGGGCCTGAAGTACAGCGAAGCTGCCGATGACTGGCAGGTCAACGACATCCTTCGGCTACTGGCCGAAGAGGTGGACGAGGCTGCTGCGGAGTACGCGAACGAGATGAGGATTCCGGTCCCCATCAAGAAGCGTGTGGTCGCGCCGACAGGCACCATTTCCAAGGTGGCCGGAGTCTCCGGAGAGGCAACACATGTTCCTTTCGCTGACTACTTCCTTCGTCGTATCCGCTTTTCTCTTCTGGAGCCGGAAGAGGCGCGAAAGGTGGAGCAGTACCGGGAGCGGGGCTACCACGTTGAGCCGTGCATCTACGCGGCGAACACAGCGGTTGTCACCATCCCGACGAAGGATCCGCTCATCTCTCAGGTCATGGACCCGTCCGTGATCGAGCACGCAGGCATGCTCTCCCTTGAGGACATGCTGAAGGTCCAGGCCCTCTACCAAAAGCGCTGGGCTGACCAGGCCGTGAGTTACACGGCCTCTGTCGACCCTGAGAAGTACAGCGTCGAGGACGTGGCCGGCGTCCTGCTGAAGTTCATGCCACAGCTCAAGGGCAGCACGATCTTTCCGGAGATGTCGCGGGACCAGGCGCCGTACGAGCGCATCACGCGTGAGGAGTACTTGGCGGAGGCGACTCGGCTCGGTATCGAGACCGAGGACACCGGCTTCGACGAGATCTGTGCTTCCGGTGCCTGCGGCATCTGAGTAATTCCAAGTGATCGCCGCCACAATGGCAGCTAAAACTTGAATCCGTGACACATGTAGCGCATTATGAAAACAAGGAAGTGAATCCGAGTGAGCTATCCGGACCCGTTCGACGAGCGTTCACCCTGGGATGAGACTCCCGAGACCACGACCCCTAAGAAAGAGGACCTGCCTGTGACTTCTGCTGCCTCCCATGGCCCTGCACCCTTCGAAATCGGCTTCACCCTCAAGGCCGGCAACGGCTTCGACGCCGAGTGGCTGACCCCCCGAGTGAGCGGCCACGACGCTGCGGAGACCGCACGGCGCGGCGCCGAGCTGCTGACGGCTCTCAAGTCTGAGGGTCTGATCGACCTCACCGCGAAGGCCGCTGACTACACCCGCAGTCAGTACAAGGGCGGAGGCAATCCGGGCGGCGGTTCCGCCCCGAAGCGGTTCAACGGCGGCAGGGTCGAGAACACCGGCGCCGCTCCGAAGACGGCTGGCGACGACTGCCCGCACGGCCGATCGCTCGTCTCGAAGGCGAACTGGACGGCCCTCTTCTGCGACGGCCCTGACGGCGACAAGTGCGAGCCGCTGTGGAAGCAGAAGGACGGCTCTTTCAAGGCCAAGTAAGACCGCACGCTGTTAATGGGGAGCCAGGAAAGGCCCTGGCTCCCCTTTTTCATGGGAGAAAAATGGAATTCCGGTCGGACATGACCGTCAACCTGATCAAGCACGCAGCGGAAGACGCTGATGTCGCTTTCGCTGCTCGGGTCTCGACCCTGGGCGGTGAGACTCGCTTCAATGAGGTCTCTGACAAGGATTCCGGGCTCATCAACTTCCTGATGCGTGACCGGCACGGCTCGCCTTTCGAGCACACCAGTTTCACCTTCTACATCGAAGCCCCAATTTTTGTAGCCCGAGAGTTCTTCCGGCACAGGGCCGGATGGTCCTACAACGAGGAATCGGGTCGCTACAAGGAGCTGGACCCCGTCTTCTACGTGCCGGCCGATGGTCGGCCCCTGCGTCAGGTGGGTAAGCCCGGCGCTTACCGCTTCGAGCTGGGTACCTACAAGCAATCCATGGCTGTGAGCGGCGATATCCGCCGTATCAGCGCCGAGGCGTACAGCTCCTACAAGCGGCTCCTGGACCTCGACGTTGCCCGCGAGGTAGCCCGCATGGTGCTGCCGGTGAACATCTACACCAGCTTCTACGCCACCTGTAACGCCCGGTCCCTCATGCACTTCCTGAGCCTGCGTATCAAGGACTCCAAGTCCACATTCCCGTCGTTCCCTCAGCGTGAGATCGAGATGGTTGCAGAAAAGATGGAATCCACTCTCGAAACCTTCATGCCCCAGACGTTCGCAGCATTCGAGAGCAACGGGCGGGTCGCCCCTTGATACCTCTCCTGATTTTGGTTCCCGCTGTAGCTCTGGCCTTTGTGGGGAACTACATCATCTCCCGGTTCTTCATGAAGCGCATTCTTCGAATCCTTGGCTACCGATGACCAACCTCGGATATGTCCTGGTCTACGGCTGGGATAACGGCGGTGTTGAAATCGATTGCCTTCTCTGTGGCGAGAGCATCGCCGCGGGCGGATGTGCCTGCTGCGAAGGCAACGAAGTGAAGCTATTGGACCTCGTTACCGCTAGCCGTGATCACGTCTGTAAGGAGCCCTCGAATGTATGACTCCGCTGACCTGTTCAGCCTGTTCTTGCTCGGCGTCCTCTTCGGCGCTGTCGGGATGGTATTCACCCTCGCTTACATCGGTAGGAAGGCCCAGCGCTAATGGCAGAGAAGATTCGCGTGACTGTCGTTACGGAGTACACCCCCGATCTCGACCACTACCCAGTCCAGACGGTTGAAGCTGCCATGCGGTTTGACGCGCAAGAGAACCCATTCGTGGAGTTCCCGGAGGCGTATCTCGACGATCCGAGCGAACTCGTGTCCGTCACTTACGAGGTTGTTCCCGCAGAATAGGAGAGCGTGTGAAGGTCCTGCGATACCAGATCAGGCGTCAACCGGTCCGGATCAATGTCTGTGAGACGCCTTGGGACCTTGACCGCTTCATCGATTTCGTAGAAGCCAATCCCGTAATGGGCTTCGATACGGAGACGACAGGGCTCGACTGGTGGAACTCAGACCGAGGCTTCCGTATTCGTCTCGCCCAGTTCGGCAACGGCGTTGAGAGTTGGGTTCTGCCGGTTGAGGTAAACCCGCAATTCAAGGTCGCTGCCGTCTGGGCGCTTCGGAAAGCTCACAGGCTGATTGCCCATAACGGCACGTTCGATCAGCACGTCAGTGAACACACTCTTGGCGTCTCGCTCGAAGAGCTGGCTCCGAAGGTACTCGATACCAAGATCTTCGCTCACCTCGTTGACCCGAGGCAGGTCAAGGAATTCGGGCCCGGCCTGAAACTCGAAGAGCTGGTGAAGTTCTACATCGACGCCGTTGCGGGCGCTGAGGTCAAGGGCTCGATGACCCAGATAGCCAAGCGGTACAAGGTCAAGAAAGAGGCCATCTGGCCTGTCGTTCGGACCTTCGATGAAGAATATCTGCTCTACGCAGGTATGGACCCTATTTGGGCCTACCGACTTCTTCACATCCTCATGCCCAAGGTGCCGGCGCGTTCGAGGGCTAAGGGCCTGATCGGCTGGGAACACCGGCTCGCGCACGTCACGGCCCTGATGGAACGTACTGGGTACCTCGTAGATGTCCCATACGTCGAGGCCCGAATAGCAGAGCTGAAGGTCGAAGAGGAGAAGTGGCTTCGAGAGGTCTACAAGTGGGGCGTCGAGAACGTCAATTCCGACGCGCAGCTCATTAAGGCTTTCCAAGGGTTCGGCTTCAGGCTGACCAAGAAAACCAAAAAGGGCAATCTGTCGATGGATGCCGAGGTTCTGGACTCCATCGATCACCCGCTAGCCGAGGCAGTCAAGAAGGCTACGAAGGCCGCTAAGTGGCGGAAGACCTGGTTCGAAGCAGCCCTCAAGGGCATGGATTCGCAAGGTCGAGTGCACGCGAGCGTGAATGCGCTCCAGGCGCGCACGGCGAGGATGAGTATTACGGGAGCCATCCCGGCACAGACATTCCCTGCGGGGGACGGTTATGTGCGTTCTTCCTTCTTGGCCGAAGAGGGTCATGTCTCCGTGTCGATTGACTTCGGAAACATGGAACTGCGGGTCATGGCTGCGGCCTCGAATGACCCGATCATGATGAAGACGTTCCTTGCTGATGAGGACCTGCACAACATCACGGCCATTGCAGCATTCGGGCCGATGAAGCCGGGCCAGAAGAAGCACGAGAAGAGATCCGCGGGTAAGGGCACCAACTTTGCCATTGGATTTGGTGGAACGTGGCGGGCTGTCACTGACGGGTTCGGAGTCCCCGAAGAGGACGCGAAGAAGGCTGTAGATGCCTTCTGGGAAACGTACCTAGGCGTCGGGCGCTTCGGAGACAAGCTCAAGGATGAAGCCCGGAGGACGGGCTACATCTTCACAGCGACAGGTCGACGCGTCCCGGTAGACCGGCGCCGCCTCTACGCGGCCCTGAACTACTACATCCAATCGTCTGCACGGGACATCACGGCTCGGGCAATCATCAATCTCCACCTTGCTGGATTTACTCCCTGGATGCGCCTCCCGGTGCATGACGAAATCATCTTCTCCTTTCCCAAGGAGAGGGCAAAGGAACTGACCGAGAAGGCAGCTCGAATCATGGAATTCACCTTCAAGGGGCTTCTGATTCCGGCTGAGGGTGAGATCGGTGAGCGCTCGTGGGGCTCGATTCTTGACATGGAAGAAAGCAAGCACTAGGAGAGCGAATGAAGCTGAGTGAGCTTATTGCCGATGCTGAACGGACGCTGAAGGAGTTCGGAGACGTTCCCGTTGTCACTCCCGACCCCGGCTGTTCCTGCTGTTCCACTGGAGATTTCGAAGAGGTCGCGACCCGTGTAGAGCGGAACTCGGTTCGCATCTGGGTTGGAGCTGACGCTGTCTCGGTACCTGTCGCATTCATTGTGGCCTGAGCCCTTGGACGAGGAACTTGAAGAGGTCTTGGACTGCGAATGGTGTCAGAACGCTGACTCTGTAGGGCTTTTCGACCTGAACGACGTAGAAACCGGCCTGTGTGCCGAATGTGCAGAGAACAACGCCGTGGAGAGGTGCGAATGACTGAGAAGTATGAGGACGCCAACAGCATCATGTCGGATCTCGAAAGTCAGATGGCTCTCGCCAACCTGATCAAGCGAGGCGAGTACGCGGCTGGTATCGCTGTTCTGTCCGGGGACATCCTGAAGTCCGCTCTGGCGGCTGGCGTGCCCTACGCCATGGCCGAGGAGATGGCCGGCGACTTCTGGAAGGCCGAGATGCTGGCGGACACAGTTGCCGGCCTTCTCCGCAACGCTGAGTTCGAGGAGGACGAGACCGAATGAAGATGCCCCAGTACATCGTCTGGGGGCTCTGGGGCAACTTCTCCGAGAGCCGCACCGCTTCAGACATTCGCCACGCGAAGAAGATCCAGTCAGGTTGGAAGGGACGAGACGCGGACCGCATCGAGATCCACGGGATTGCGAGCCTCGTCGAGCTGGAGGAGCTGGCTTGGGAGCGTCCGAGGCGCGCGGAGTGAGGTTCCTCGCCGTAGCGGCGGTTACCGCGCTCCTGGTCCTCTTCCTCACGGGGTGCGACGACCGGAGGTGTCTCCAGTCGCACAGCGACATCATGCCTATCACTCAGGTCAACGCTCAGGGACAGCCCTACATCACGTGGATTCCCATAACGACCTGCGACAAGTACGAGGAGCCGAAGCCCTGAGCTGCAAAACCCTGTACCACTGCAAGTACGGGCGCGGCGAGAAGCGGCCGTGCCGGGACTGCTACTTCCTTGGTCTGGCTGATGCAGCTAGCGAACGTGGGGACTGCATCCGTAAGCAGGTCGGCGCGGTCCTGGTCCGAGCGGACCACCGGACCGCCGCCACTGGCTACAACGGCAGCGAACCGGGAGGCCCGAGCTGCCTTGAGGGCGAGTGCGAACGGTGCCTCAGTGATGTGCCGGCCGGGACCGGCTACGAGGGATGTATCGAGTACCACGCCGAAGCCAACGCCATCATGTGGAGCCGTCCAGAGGACCGCATCGGAGCGACCCTCTACGTGACGTGGGAGCCCTGCGGGGACTGCCGGAAGCTGATCCGCGGTGTTGGCATCGCCCACGTGGTGTGGCTCGAAGACCTGACCAAGCTCCGTCGCTGGACGGTCTGAAGGAATGAAACATTGGCGATGAGCAAGGAAGAGTGGCTTGCCCGCGAACTGGCCAAGATGCCTGCGCGAGGCGATGTGTGGAGAGCCAACGTCATGAAGACGTGGGGCTTGAAGCCAGTCACTCAGTAGAGACGCAAAGAGCCCTCCCCTTCCGGGGAGGGCTCTTCTTGCGTTTACGCCGCGTCCTCTTCGTGCCACACGATCTCGATGAAGGCAGGGTCCCACCGCTTACCCCGCCCAACCGGGTGGATGATCACTGACCTGATGCTCTGAAGGAGGCGTGTCCGCCTCTCAGGCATGGACAGGTTCTTCCAGTCCGCCAGGGCATCGGGAGAGAGTAGCTTCTTCTGCTTCTTCTGAAGCGTCAGCTTCCCGCGCTTGGTCTGAAGCTCTGCCCGCTCGGTCTCAAGCTCTTCGATCGCGTCGAGGGACTGGCCCATCGAGATGCGCTTGTCCTTGCGACGCTCCCGGACGTCATCCATCTCCTTGGCGATCTCGGCCAGGCGTGCGTCATGGATCGTCTCGTCGATCTCCTCGGCAGCCTTCTCGACCGCATCACCAAGCCCCTCACGAGTCCCCAGGAGGAAGGCAGACTCAACGAGGTCATCGACGGGCGGCCCAACCCGTGTAACGCCTCCACATCCGCCCTGTGTGTTCAGGCAGGCGTACCGGAAGCCGTAACGGTCGAAGTTGGGGGTCCCCCTCGTGTAGGGGTTCGGGTACATCGCGGTGAGGCACTTACCGCACCGGGCGATGCCTGAGAGGAAGTGCTTCGCGCTGGTGTCGTGCAGCTCCTGCTTGCCACCCTTGTTCGCCTCCTTGCGCCGCTTCAGCTCGTTGACGCAGGCCCAGTACTCATCGGGAGTGCATGCACTGTCCCAATCACCCCTGACAGGGTTCCCCTCAGAGTCGAGAACGACATAGTCAGGGAGCCACAGGCGGCCGGCACTTCGCCTCTCGTCCTGAGGGGCGTACATGCGGAAGCCAGCGTTGCGGGGATTCGTGAGGATCGCCTCTGCGGCACTGTGCTGGATCTCCCGACGTCCCTCACGGGATCGCTTGGTCTTCCGGGGCTCGTAACCGAACTCCATGAGGTCACGGCGGAAGGTTCCGACTTTCAGGCCGCCAGGGACGGCCCGGATCGCCTTGAGTAGGAACGGGTGCTCTGTCTCGTGCAGAGTCTTACGGTCCTCGTTCCACCCGAAGGGGCGCGGTGCTCCATGCATGGCGCCCTTGTAGGCGATGCGGCGGTTCGTGCGGCTCGTTCGGCGCTTGATGTTGCCGATCTCCATGTTGCCCATGGTGGCCTGCATGACGAACATGCCGCGGCCTTCGATGGTGGAGAGATCGACGCTGCCCTCTACGGATCGGCCGATGTAGCTGGGGTTCATCTCGAAGACGCGGCAGATGCGGGCCGCGTCGTACACGAGACGGGCCAACCGGTCGGAGTGAAGGAAAAGAATCCCCTTGATCACTCCCGCTTCGAGGTCCTTCAGCATGGCCTCAAAGTCGGTCCGCTCGATGAACGGATCGGAGGCCGGCGTGTCGTTGTCGCAGTAGTCGCGGACGACAGCCGCGCCCTTACGAACCAGCTCGGGATCATGCTCGACGAGGAAGCGGATCGCTTGCTCTTGTTCCTTGACTTGCTCCTGGACCTCACGCCATGAGGACTGCACTCCGGCTAGGGCCTTGTCGAAGCTGACGCGGCGGTACATCCCGAGGGGGATGCAGGTGTCCGATACGACGTGTTGGAGGACTACCAACGGATCGTTCCCTGTCTGCTAGCTGCGCTGACGCAGGTGTCCATGCTGGTCAGCGGCTCGCAAGCCCGTACCGGGAGCGATTATCACACATTCAAGAAAAGTGTGTTATTCGCTTGCCTTGGGCCACGCGAAGACCACCAACCAACCCTTCTCTTCGCGGTTGAGCTTAAGCCACTCCCGGTCGATCTGCTGGAACTCCTTGCCCTTCTCCAGCGAGACACAGGCAGCGAGGTCAAACTCCGGGAACTGGTCGCCAACGTTCAGCACGTGCGGGGGCTCCTTCAACAGGGGGGTTGGACGTACCAGGCCATCTCACACCTTGGACCACTGATCAGGGAAATCGGCTGGGGCGTGACCACTGATAGGTAGGTGTGATCAGTCGGCGGCCGGCCTGCGTGGGGATGGGGTGTCCGTGACGGGCTGGCGCGAAGCGCCGCGACTCCGTTCGTCCCCGGCTCCGGGGACTCTGTGCGCAAGGGACTTGACCGAAGTCCGATCGATCATGGTACGGTCATCACGCATTCAAGTTCTACAGGCAAAAGTGACCCCCGGCGAGGCGGCAACCTCCCGAGGGTCTGACAACGAAGAGGTAAGTCTTCGATGCAGGTCAAGCGTACCAAGCACACGTCCGGTTTCACCGTCCTCCCGAACTCCATCCTTCAGCGCCAGGACCTCAGCCTCACGGCTCGCGGCCTCCTGGGTCTGCTTCTCTCGCAGCCTGAGAACACGGCTGTCACGGTCAAGGAGTTGACCGAGGACGTTGCCGAGGGGCAGAAGCGCGTCACGAACGCGATGAAGGAACTCCAGGCCCACGGCTACGTCATCTGCACCCGTATGCAGAACGAGCGTGGCCACTGGGCGACTTCCGTCGAGGTCTTCGACGTTCCGCAGTCCGAGGCTCCGAAGAGCGACGAACCGAAGTCCGGTCGTCCGAAGCGGCGGCTCGTCGGGATCATCCCCTTCGGGGAAAAGAACCAGGAAAAGAACCCCCCTGTCCCCCAGACCTCGGTTGCCGTCGAGGAAGAGGGGCGGGGGGAAGAAGCTCCGCAGCAGTCAGAAGAGATTGGCCGCGCTGCGGCTGTCCTTGGCCGCCTGAGTGACGCTGTGCCGTCGCTGAAGCTCTCGGCCGGTGACGTGCTGAAGCTCGCTCCTGTGGCCGCTGAGTGGCTTGCCCGTGGTGCCTCTGAACTCCAGCTCCGCAACGAGCTGACCGAGGGCCTTCCGGCCACCATCAAGAGCCCGCGGGCTCTCCTGGCCGACCGGCTGACTCGCAAGATGCCGCCCGTCCCGGTCGTGGTCGAAAAGCTCGTGGAGTGCCCCGAGTGCATGGGCTACCTGCCGCGTGGTCAGAAGACCGGCATCTGTGGCCGGTGTGCTGGTGTCCAGCCGACTGCCAGTGAGCCCACCCCTGTTGGCCAGTCCGATGAGGCTGCCTCCCTGCTGGATGCCATCCGCCAGCGCCGCTCTGCCGGGACCGTCAAGGGCTCCCGCCGCGGCTTCGCAACTGCCTGACGAAAACCCTCTCACCCCAACTGAAGGAGACAACTGTGTCCAGCTCTGCCCTTCCCTGGTACGTGAAGCTCGTCCTCAGGGTTGCTGTCCCCGCTGCTTGCCTGGCGGCGCTGTACCTCTCCATCCCCGGAGAGATCGCGATGGCACGAACGGCGGGATGGTCTGAGCACTACGCCCCCGCCATGCCGATCTGCGTCTCGGTGTACGCCCTCGCTGCTGCCGCCATTGCTGCCTACCGGAGAAAGGCCAGCCTTCCCGGACAGGTGACGGCCCTCATCGGCGCCGTGGTGGCTCTCGCCCTGGCCATCTGCGCACAGTCCATCTCTCACCTGATCCAGCAGAGCTACATGGGCAGCAGCGCCGTCCTGGTGGTGGCTGTCAGCTCCGTGCCTCCGCTGGTCATCGCGCACATGATGCACATGGCAGAGACCCCCTCTCAGGTGAAGACGGCCGACGAGGAGAAGGCAGAGCTGCGAGGGATGATCGACTACCTGTCTGAGGAACTGACGACTTCGCTGGGATCTCAGTCCCTCACCCTGGTCTCTCGCGCGGCTGGCATCGTGAGGGAGATCGAGAACCTGTCCAAGACGACTGAGGGACTGGCCGAGGAGGCTGAGAAGGTCTCTCAGGAAGTCGAGGAGTCCCTGTCGGCTCCCAAGACCAAGGCTCTCGCCGCGAGGATCGTCAGGGCGAGAGAGACCCTGAAGGCTCAGGGGGACAAGGTCACCGTGGATGCCGTCTGCAAGTCTCTCGGGATCTCTCAGGCGACGTACTACCGCTACAAGGGTCCCGAGCAGTCGACTGAGGCACTACTTCCTCTGAGCATCTAGCCCGGCCGGAAACACAGAGAACCCCCCACACCCAGACTGTGAGGGGGTTCTCTTGCTCTGAGACTAGCCGGAAATGCAGAAGGCCCCCGGCCGAAGCCGGGGGCTCTCTCCTTCCCGCCCACTAGCGCCGTCGAGACGTACCGGGGGAGAACGCCTCTCCAGTAGGCGGGAAACTCATCCCCTCTGAGAGTTCAGAGGGTAGGGCCGGGGCTGTCGTGCCTCCACGCGATAGCAGGGCCTCTTGTGGAGGAAGATCTCCGAACCAGGCCCGGAGTCCCCGAAGTTGAGCCTCTTGTCGTACGGCTCACCGACCTTGATCGGCTCGCCGCAGTAGTCGCACCTCACCGTTGTGCCTCCGGGGTCGTCATCGCTTCCGAATCAGTTCCATGACCTCGTTCGCCATGTCCGCATCTGGTCCATGGCCTCGTTCGCCAGCTTCTCCCAGGCCCTACGCAGGTCCATTCCTGTGCCACAGGGGAAGCGCTCGTAGGTGCAGGTCTCGCAGAGGCGTTCGTGCTTCACCCATTCCGCCGCAGCAGCCGCAGGCGTACCCGGCTTGGGCGCCGGCCGCTTCCTGCGGGGGCTCACTTCACGGCCTTGGCACTCTCACTCTCCTCAACGAGGGGCGTGAGCTTCTTGACCGCCCGGCAGGGAGCACATGCGTAGTAACCGAGGCTGCAACTAGAGGGCCGCTCCAGGAGTGACACGAGGACAGAACGTTGGGGTCCCTTGTGGTAGTCGCACCAAGTAGGGTCGTTCACTGTCGGCAGCTCCTTCGCGTAGGTGCCGGCGCGGGTCCGGGGGCCAGGCAAGGCCCTCGGGCCCATTTCTTTCCTTCTTTGGCCCATAGAATGCCCTAGAACACCCAAGAACTCCACCGATCGCCAGCAGTTCTATGCCGTGCCATGGTCGGAATCATGATCGAGTGGGACGACACAAGGCCGCGGTGGGAACAGGTGGCCGAGCGGATCAAGGCCGACATCGAGGCCGGCACACTGCGCTCTGGGGCCCGTGTGCCCTCTGTCGTTGCCCTCACGAGGGAGTACGGCATCGCCCAGGCCACTGCTCACAAGGCTCTGGTGTCCCTCAGAGAAGAGGGAGTCATCAAGACGACCCGAGGCATGGGCAGTTTCGTGATCTAGCGTCAGATCTTGGGTGATGCGTCACACACTCAAGAAACTGGATCACGCATTCAAGTTTGTGATACCTCTAGAGGCACGCAAGAGAGCGAGCCGGGGTATCCATGAACTCGAAAATACAACTCCTGGGCGCATCTGGGGCCTCGGTGGCTGCTATAGCAATGGCAGCGTTCTTCCCAAGAGTCGATCCACCCATTGATGCCCGTGCTTACAGCACCTCAGTGCCGGATGATGTGCCTAATACCTATGGTGTCGAAGAGACTCCTGAGGCAAAGCTAGCCAAAAAGCCTTCACCTCCCATTACTGTGGCACTAATTGCTAAGGAGCAGCCCATAAAGGCAGCTCCAAAGCCAGTCACAAAGGAGAAGGTAGTTCGGAATAGGCACAGGAAGCCTTCATATAGCTTCACTACCAGGGAGAGAGTGGATACTAGAGTGTCTAGGTTCCAAGGTGACCGGCCTTCGGAGGGCCGGCACAGGTACCAAGCTCCTAGTCACTTCTTCTCACGGCGGTAGGGGTATACCCAACCGCCTACAATATAGACGTCGGTGTCAAAATCGGCGATCCGAGACGCACACCCCTCAATCTGAGACTCAGGTCACAGGTTGTGGGGTTTTTTATTTCCTTCCACACCCCTGTCTGAGGGGGAGTTGAGCCCTGTTGAGGACGAGGCCGGCGTCAGCCGGGGGTCAATTGGGGGCGGAATAGAGGGTTTGGGGGAAGGAAATGCCAATTGGGGCAATCTTTTAAACCCGTACAGGATGACAGGAAGGTACCCCCGGTGGGTCCAGTTCAATTGAAATAAAGTATTACCCCCATATACACATGCGTTATCAGATAGAAATGCGCATTCGAATACGAGTTGCGTTTGTACATAAACACATTCATAGGCACGTGAATATACCTATGCGTGTATGCGTGCATTCCCATAAACGAATACGTGAATACAGATATGTGGAGTAATGGGATGTCACTGTGCGTATTCATTCCTACCGTCACAGTGCGTGAGAAAGCGCATTTTATGGTCACTCACAGTCTTGACAGTGTGACCTGGATCACGCCATATATGGGACATTCAGGGACATAAAAAGGGGCAATTGGGACGAATCAATAGCACCCAAACCTTGAATACGTGACGCCTTGATATTCTTTGGTTGTCGGAAAGGGAAAGGCCCAAAGCCTCCCCGGATCGGCCCCCCGCGAAGCGGGGATGGCCACCGGGTAGAGGGGGCCAGACCCCCCGATTGCACAAAGGGTAGGCCCACCAAGGGTCTATTTGGTGCGCCCAAAGGATGGGTGTATCAGAAAGGTGGTGTTGGTCATGGTCATGTGCCGTGGTCCGTAATGAGCTAGACCTTTGTTCGGATAGGTGGTCCGGGCAGGGTGACAAAGGGTGCGTCTACTAGACGTGTGGCGATACGCACGCCACAAGCGGGGTTTGATCTCCCGCTCGCTTCGGACGGCTGAACCGCTCGCCGGTGCTATTGATACGCACTGGCCCCCCGGCAGGGGGGCGGGGATGGACTGTCCTGGGTTCTAGTAGGGGTATCTCTCAAGAGAGTAAGCAGGGGTTGCGGGCCCGAATGCGGGGCCCGATGACAAGCGCGGCTTTACGCGCCTTCCCTTGCTGGAATCTTGTTGAGCGGAGCGGTCCGCCTTTGGTCCTCTGAGACAGTCACAGGGTGCTTTTCTAGGCCGGTGACAGCCCGTCCAGTCCCGAGCAAAGGGTCTCGTTACCTCTCGCACTCTGTGCGCGAGGGTCGTTGTCATGCGCGCTTGCGTATGGCGGCGGCCGTCGCAAACGGGCGCGGGGGGTGCGGGACTGTGCGCGTTCGCTGATCACCGTGCGGACGGCACGAACCGGGGCGGGGGGCATTGCCCCCCCGCCTCACACACTGTTGCTGACTAAATTCATTCCCTTGTTGATTGTTGCCCTATCCGTCATCCCTTTGAGAGGTTGCTATGGGTGCTTTGAAGAATGCGCGTAAGCGTCAGGAGAAGCGTGCGACAGCTGATGAGCTGCGTACGGCCTCTGAGATCCACCGTGCCCGTCTGGCACGTCAGCAGACCACGCAGGTTGCGAACATGTGCCGACCCGGCGGGTACTACGGTGCGCCTTTCCCGGATGAGGTGGATAAGGACCAGGCCGCCTACGTCAACGGGAAGGGTCGGAAGGTGACTATCACCCCTGAGAACGTGGGCAAGGTGTCCCGCTTCACGGCCGGTCGCCCGGCCAAGGTGCACACCAAGTACCTGCCCGATGACAGTTCCTCCGGCCCGGTTGCTGTTGAGCCCACGGGTGAGGAGTCGCGG